TCAGTCGTGCAGGTGTTCGGCGGCGTGCAGGGTATTTTCCAGCAGGCAGGCGCGGGTCATCGGCCCGACGCCGCCCGGCACCGGGGTGATCCAGCTGGCGCGTTGCGCTGCCACTTCGTATTCCACGTCGCCGACCAGTCGGCCGTCGGCCTGGCGGTTGATGCCGACGTCGATGACGATGGCGCCTTCCTTGATCCACTCGCCCTTGACCAGTCCCGGCTTGCCGGCAGCGACCACCACCAGGTCGGCACGCGACACATGGTCGGCCAGGTCGCGGGTGAAGCGGTGGGTCACGGTGACGGTGCAGCCACCCAGCAGCAACTCCAGAGCCATGGGGCGGCCGACGATGTTCGAGGCGCCGACCACGACCGCATCCATGACGTACAGGTCGGCGCCGGTGCTGGCGAGCAGGGTCATGATGCCTTTCGGGGTGCAGGGGCGCAGGAGGGGCATGCGCTGGGCCAGGCGGCCGATGTTGTAGGGATGGAAACCGTCCACGTCCTTGTCCGGGTGGATGCGCTCCAGCAGCAGGGAGGCGTCCAGGTGGGCGGGCAGGGGTAGCTGGACCAGGATGCCGTCGATGGCGGGATCGTCGTTCAGGCGGTCGATCAGGGCCAGCAGGTCGTCCTGGCTGGTTTCGGCGGGAAGATCGTAGGCCTGGGAGAGAAAGCCGACTTCCTCGCAGTCCTTGCGCTTGTGCGCCACATAGACCTGAGAGGCCGGATCGGTGCCGACCAGGATCACCGCCAGGCCGGGAACGCGCAGGCCTTGCTGGCGGCGCTCGGTCACGCGTTGGGCTATCTGCTGGCGAAGGTTGGCGGCGATCGCTTTGCCGTCGATCAGTTGTGCGGTCATGTCGGAAGGGTAACCATCGAATCGGGTGGAAAAAGGACGCGCATTTTCGCATGGACGCCGCCCGGGGCAAAGGAGGCGACCCGCGGATTTGCCGTAACTCCTTTATATAGCTGAATTTTTTTAAAAAACCCGTTGACGGCCTTTCGCCCCCTGTATAACATGCGCCCCGCTTGCCGAGCACAGCCGGACGCAGGGTAAGAGGTAAAGCAAGTCGGTTGCTGACTTTGTGATTGCCAGAGCTTAAAGTTTGCGCTCAGCATTGAATGCAGATGAATAAAGCGCCCGTAGCTCAGCTGGATAGAGCATCCGCCTTCTAAGCGGATGGTCGCAGGTTCGAGTCCTGCCGGGTGCGCCATTCGGCGAATCGGCAAGAAGCAGGCGATGTTTTACCGCAAGTCGTAATATGGTGGGCGTAGCTCAGTTGGTAGAGCACAGGATTGTGGCTCCTGGTGTCGTGGGTTCGATTCCCATCGTCCACCCCATATTCCGAAGCGCCAGGCCCGAGGCCTGGCGTTTTCATTTCCAAGCAGTGTCCCGCGGACGTGGTGGAATTGGTAGACACACTGGATTTAGGTTCCAGCGCCGCAAGGCGTGAGAGTTCGAGTCTCTCCGTCCGCACCACCTTCTAAATCAAGTGTTTACGAGCTTCAGCGGCCCTCCATGTAGATGCGCTGGATTATCAGCGTGAACAGAACGTGAAATGCGGCCTTCACGGACTTGATCAAGAACCCCTACAGCATCCCTTACTCTGGCCGGAGCAAGGTGGGCATATCGTTCAGTCATCGCGACTGTCGAGTGTCCGAGCAGATCCCGAACATCCGCCAACGGAACGCCGGCGCTTACCAGCCATGCCGCGCAGGTGTGGCGCAGGTCGTGAATCGTAAAGTCCACAATCTTCGCTGCCTGGCAGGCCTGCTTGAAGCCGGCCGAAAGCGATACCACTCGATCACCGTTAGCGCGCGCAAAGACCCAGGGGCATTCCGGGCTGGTCTCGGACCTGAATGCCATTCGTCGCTTTAGTGCTGCCATCGCCCCTTCGTTGATCGGTATGCTCCGGCGCTTGCCTGCCTTCGTGTGGGATGCCTCCAAGTAGATCAGTCGATTGGCGAAATCCACTCTGCGCCACTCCAGGCCAAGCATTTCCTCCCGCCGGCATCCGGTGTTCACCGCTAGGCGGATGAAGTCCTCAAGCATCGGGCCAAACTTCTGCCCGCGCGCGGCTCGGCACAGGCCCTCGACCTCTGCCCTGGTCAGCCAACGATCACGCCCCTCGGCCTCGCGCATCTTCCGTCCCTTAACGGGATTCGGGAGGGCCCACTCCAGTTCGGTGTTGCAGTGGTTGATAGCCGCGGATAATGCCGCGAGTTCGCGGTTAATGGTTGCCGGGGATGCGCCGGCGTCCAGCCTGTGCGTTCCGTAGCCCCGGATGTCCTGCCCCCCTAGATCGTTGATCACACGTCCGGCAAAATACTCGCGCAGCGGCTTTATGCGGTGCACGGTCGTTTCGTAGCTGCGCTGATGCTGGCGAGCGTGTTGCAGATACGGAATGATCACCTCCTCAAAGGTCCTGGGCGGATTCACGCCCATTTCCTTTTCCTTCCACGCTTTCGCGCGTTCCTGTTGCTCTAGTGCTTTCGCCGCCGAGTAGTCGGCAGTTCCAGAAGAGCGTCTAACAAGCTTTCCTGTTGCTGATTTGAAAGAGATCCACCAGTAGGCGGAGTCGTTTCTCTTGTACGGCATACTTCCTCCGGTACGCCGACCGCGTCGCGCATGCTAGCAGCGGCTTCCTCTTCAAGCATCTGTTCGAGCTTTTCCTTGTGGACCCGGATGGTCTTTTTGAACCTGACCACCGGGATCAGCTTTTCGTCCGCGTAGCGGTACGCGGTCCTGCGGCTCACGCCGAGAATGCCGGCGGCCGCCTCAACTGAAATCAAAGACATAGCGAGACCTTGGCCGATCAACGGCATCGGGTTGGCGGGTAGAATTCGTGGAGGCTTGGCCGGGCAGGGCGCCCGCATCGGGCAATATGGGGGTTAACTGCTCGGTCAGGCCTTCTGGTAGGATTTGAACGCCCAGCCGGGCGGGCCTCAGGAAGAGGCCCTAGTGGGCTCGGCTGGGCTACTTCGGTTGTTTCTGCTTGTTGCGGCGAGCGATGATCAGTTGCTTGGACGCCGTGGCAACTCCCTTTACAACGTCTTCCGGGAGAAGCGCCTCATTGCAGTGTGGGCAAAGCGGAGCCATCTTCGTGCTGCGCCACGCTTCGTCGATCACCTTGGCCGCACGGCTGCGGATTGCAAACTGCTCTGCCTCATGCAACTCTCGGCGGCGCCTGTTCAAGTCCTTCAAGCCGCCGTCGAATACCTGTACCAGGTGCATGAAGGCATCAAACGGCTCGACCTCCGTTTCACAGTCGCTGCACCAGATGCGGCGCTCCTTGTCGTCGTAGACCATTTTCCTGTGACGGCATGAAGAAACCGGGCGCCTGGTCAATCCACGGGCGACTCGAAGGTCCTCGATCTGGACGACCTTTACGCCGTAGAGGTATTCATGGGGTTCAATGGGTGCGTCGCTCATTCAACTCTCCATACCGTTCTGCTTCAATTGGCTGGAAAACCACCATCGCCCATCGCCATCCATCCCAAGCAGCCTGTGTGTTGCTGTCGAAATATCGAATGTTGCCCTGGTCATCGACGTAGCTAGGCAGGTCGAATACGCCGGCCATGCGCTTCTCGAATTCCTCCCGTTTCATCATTCCACACCTCCAGCCTTCCTGGCCTTTAGCATGGCGTCGGCGTATCGATAGGCAGCCTCTGTTACGTCAAAGAGAGGTCGGCTGTGCGGCTTTGTCGCGTTCATTTCCACATACTTCGGATGAAGAAAGGCCTGCATGGCCTTCGCTGCGAAGTAGTCGCGCAGGGTCATTCCCGCTTCGGACGTGTACATCGATTCCGAGGGAAACGCTTGTCCACCGTTGTCTTTCATCACTCCCCACCTCCCATAGACTTGCCGATCTCGGCGGCGGCGCGGACTATTGCTCGCCGAGTTGCCGCATACGGGTTTTCTGTGAACACTTCCTGGCAAGGGTTCATCCCGTCACCATTTGATGGCTCGGCGGCCACCTCCTGAAATCCGTTGTAGAACGTAATGTCCAGGCGAAGCTGCACCGCCAGAATAAACGCGTGGTGGCTTTCGATAAGTGGGTTCCAGGCCGTACACCCATCGACAATCCAAAGGCTGGCTTTTGCTGGATCGACTATGGAATCACGTTCGGCTTGACGCTGCTCATTGATCTGCATCCCCGCCGCCCACGCCGCCAGTTCGAGTAGTGTGCGGTCGTTCATTTCCCGGCCCCCTCCAAGGCTGTTCTGGCCTTTTCCAGCACTGCCTCCATAGATACGTCAGGCATGCCACGCCCTGCCTCAATGTATGCTTCAGCGCGCAGCACGAAGGCCTCAAGCACCGAACGGAGCATCTGATTTTCTTCCTGGCTTTTAACTGTCTCAATCGCCAGGTTGCGGAAGTCTCCGTATCTAACCCACAAGCCGTTTGCACCCATATCCTCCTTCATTTCGGCATAGCGAACGTCTCGCCCCCATCCATCTTCCCCAACTGTTAATACTGGAGCGAAGGTCTTTGTGGAGTGCAAGATATTCAGAAGCTTTGCGTCGTTCATTGCGTTGCTCCTTCCAGGACTGCTCCGATGATCCTTTCGATCTCGTCACAGTGGTCGTAGATGTCATTCGGGTGAGTGCCGTTATTCAAGCCGCTGACCATGTTCACGAGGTCGCGGGTAAGTGGGCGGAGATTCCCGTCGACTTCAGCTTGCACGGCCTGTAGCGCCCCTCGCAGCGCCTCGTTCTCCGCCTTGAGCCTGTCGATCTCGTCCAGCAGGGCGAGGACGGTCTTGGGGGTGGCGGTGGCGATGAATGACGCTGCCGGCTTGTCGATATTCTGGTGGTCAAGGTTTCGCGCGATGAACCATTCGGCGTCTGGATGAGCCAGCGCAGCCACCCTCCGCAGCTCTGCGTGGTCGGTCATAGCCATACCTCGCTGTTGATGCTTTCCAATATCCTTGCCGTGATTTGCTTTCTCTTCCGTTCGATCTTTTGATGCATTTCGATATGCGTGTGGTGCTTGCCCTTGAAGATGAATGATGGGGTGATGCCCCGATCATCACGTTTCCACGTAGATTTGTAGGCGTGGAAGTCCTCCAGAGCGCGCTCTATGCGCTGCTCAGGTGTTAGCTTTTTGGCCATTCACTTCACCTCGATTCCGGCATGTCTTCGGTCATGGGATCATCTCCGCCATTTCGGTGATGGCCCTGGCCAGGGCAAGAGCGTGCTCCCGGCTGTTCAGCATGATTCGCTGCTCGCCGTACCAGTCGATGCAGGTTTGGTTCCCTGTAGTATGGATTTCCAGACTGCTGTCCGGTGCATCTGGGGCATGCCTGACCTCGATGTATGCGCCTTCTTTGTCGTCATAGACGCGCATGACTTTCTCCACGCTGTAGCTCATTTCGCCACCTCGATTCCGGCTTGCTGGAGGGCTATCTCAACGTCGGTTATGTTGAAAACCTTGGTTCTAGGTGCGTACTCAAATGCAGGGTAAGGCTTCGGCAACTCCACCCTCAGAGCCGCGCGGCTGGCTTGCCATATCCTCCAGCGCTTGGCGCATTCACCGATAGCCAAAGGATCTTCTTCTTCGGGAACGCAGTAGCCGAACTCGGCATGGTGCCACGCTTCAAACTCTTCTCTCATTGCTTGCTCCATCTGCTCAACTCCTGTCCTTTCAGTTCTGTCTGCTCGTATAGGTTCTGGAAGTCCCCGACTATCCGGAAGATGCCGAAGACGATCAGCGCGATGACCAGCAGCGCGACCAGGGTTTCGTTTTCGTTGTCCACGGTGGGTCCTCCGGGGGGCGGATTCGTTGGTTTGGGGTGGCGGGCTCGCGGGCCCAAATCGGCCAGTTTTTGTGCTGAAAACCAGCGGGAATGCGGGTTTCAGCCTGGCCGAAGGTGGCGGTGGCGATGCCGGAATCCCGGCATCGGTATCAGTCGCCCGCGGCCTTCGAGATCAGGTGCATGAGCATTTCGCGCAGTTGCTCGCGCTCTAGCACCTGTCCGGTTTTCGCGTACTCGTCGGCCTGGCGCAGGATCGCGTCGATCTCAATCTCGAACATCGGCGAGAGCACGTCTGGCTCGCACTGCTCGAGCAGCAACTGGATTGCTCGGGTCGGGTGCGCCATGGTGATGCCGAGCCAGTTATAGGCCGAGGCAGTGCGGTAGTAGCGGAGGCCGGCGATCTCATGCCGCTGAGGCGGGCGGAAGGGTTTCGTGCGCATATGCAATCCGGGTAGTGGGTAGTCCATTATCCGAATTGCTGTATATGCGTACAGTGGTTGGCGATGGGTGGCTATGCCTGCTCCGGAAGGTACTGAAGCGCCCAGGTCGGGTGGAACCTCCTTGGCCTGCTTTCGCCGTCTAGCTTGATCATGAGGTGGGCGCCCTTTGCGCTTGTTATCGTCCCGTGCTCCTCGGTGCCGCGACCTCGGTAGATGACCTTTCCGCCTCGCTTGCAGGGAACGTTGTAGGCCATTCGAATGAACTCCATGCTCATGGCTTCCCTCCATCCTGCTCGCTCAGCAGGGCGCGGAGTTCCAGGAACAGGCGAGCGTCATCGTTCACCGGCTGAGTCTCTGGCGGGTATGTTTGATCGAACTCCGCTCGAAGATCGAGTTGAGACCTGATTCGCTCCAGCAACTCCCGCGGAACCACCACATGGTCCGCGGGGACGGCTCTGGTGTTCCAGTCGGAGACAGCAATATCACGCTGCTCTTTTGTGGCCGGCACCACCATTGTTTCGCTGTCCGTGAAGGCGCACTCTAAAGCGTGATCGCCCACGATCCTATGCCAGTCGCGGTTGCTCTCTAGGCGCATCGAGCATCCGCAGAACGGGCACGGTTTTAGTTCTTCAGCCATTGCCGTTCTCCTTCTCCTCGTTGAGCAGGGCGCGGAGTTCGATCAACGCCGAGTCGCGATCCCGCCGCCAACTCATCTCGTCGTCCATACAGCACGTGGCTGGCTGTTCCGCGCAGACACGCCGCAACAGCTCCTCGCTGACCGTCATGCCGTTGAGGCGCGCCAGTTCGTCGAGGCAGGCGTTCCAAATTTCGCGCGCATGGTGGTAACTGACGTCACCGTCGCAACCGATTTCGCGCAACATCCTGCTGATACTTTCGCCGTTCGTCAGGCGGTCCGGCGCAACCACCACCCTTGCGCGCAGGGCTGCCAGTTCTTCCATCGCATTGATGGCGACGCGCTGCTGGCTGTCTCGCTCATCCCTGAGCGCCTTGGCCTCGGCGGCTAGGGCGTCGTAGAGTCCCTTGCCAACAAATTCTCCATCCCTGAACGCAGTTGTCAGTTCCGCCGCAACTCGGTCACAGGTCTTTTTGTGCCCCACATACAGATCGCGCGTGCCATTTCCGGCCCTGACGCAATAGGGCCAGAACCCTTTTCCTGTCGGCTCTACTCGGTATCTTTCACTCATGGCCGAATCTCCAATGAGCCCTTAAGCAGCCAGCGTGCGAGCCGTTCGCGCCAATTCATGAATCGCGACTTGCCGCGAGCGTTTACCATCAGAAGACCGTCGGCTTTCTGATGGACCCGGACTGCATGGCTGTCGAGCATGTGAGAGGCTTCCAGCAAGACATGCTTGGCCTCTGCTTCGTGCCGGTTCCCGTTGTAGCTCAGGCACCGGGCGACTACCTGGCACTTGCTTGCCAGCCTCGATTCGTAGTGTTCCTCACTCATGACCTACCTCCTGTTTTCATGAACGTGATCCAGTGCGTGCCTGAGCGCTTTCCCGAAGGGTGTCCGAACAGCGGTTTCTCGGGCGTAAGGGCCAGCACATCACTGGTGGCCACCTGGACTTCGGACCATTTGAAGATCAGCACGCCATCGGTTCGCAGCACGCGGAAGCACTCGGAGAATCCAGCGCGAAGGTCATCACGCCAGTCGGCGCCCAGCTTCCCGTACTTAGCTGCCAGCCAGCTTTTTCGACCTGCACGAACAAGATGCGGCGGGTCGAAAACGACCAAGGGGAAAGACTCATCGGCAAAAGGTAAGCGCCGGAAGTCGATAATTGCTTGCGGGTGGATCGAGAGCACCCTGGTGCCGTCATCTGAATGAGAGCGGTCGGTGACGGTGATCGTCTCATTCCGCTGATCTCCGAAGAGTGCGAGCTGGTTCTGCTTGTCGAACCACATCATGCGTCCACCGCAGCATGGGTCTAGAACGCGAACGCTCATCACAACCCCTCCTTGCCGGGCGCGGCGGCGCGGTCCAGGCGTTCGATCTCGGCCAGGATCAAGGCGCTGGCACGCACGTAGTTGGATCGCGCGTCTCTCGGCTTCCACCACTTCGCCGAGAACGGCCAGATAGCTGGCGCCTCGTCGTTGGCTCCGTTGAGGATGTATGCCGCTGCGGCTCGCGGAAGTTCGGCGGCGCAATAGAGGTCGTCGTGCTCCGGTGTCCAGCCCTCGGCGGTGATCTGCCGGCGCCGCTCTGCCTGCACGTCGAGCCATGCCTGCGGCACCTGCCCAGCCTGGGCGGTCCGGTGGTGGGCGAAGCTGATAGTCCCGCCGAGCTTCAACACCTGCACTGCGAGGGCATCGACATTGGCCAGGGCGGCGTCGCGCTCCGCCGTGCGGCCCGAAACCAGACCATCAAGACGAGCAATTTCCGCTTCCCGTTCTCTGATTTCGTTCTGTAATGCCCGGTACGTTTCCTGCCCAGCATCCATGTAATCGTTCTTGTGCTGACGGAGTTGGGCGATCTCCGCCCGCAGCTCCCCGACGATGCTGTCACACTCGGCGACCGTCGTCAGCGCTTCGGGGTCTTTCAAGCCATAGTCTTGCTCGTAGACCATGCCCGACTCCATGCTGCGATACCCGACCACTGCTGGCCGCTTCGCCTCTGCCTGCTCTGGCCTGAGCGCTTCGGCAGGCGCTTCGTTGAACGCTTCCGCATGCGGGGTGAGGTTGAGTGGGTCGAGTTGCTCGCGAAACGCCTGGAGCCGCTCGATGCGCTCCGCCTCTTTCTCCGGAGTGGACTCGAACTCGCACAGCCGCTGGGCGGCTTCGACTACCAGCCGAGACGACACGCCAGCGCTGAAGCGGACGCTACCAACCTTGGCTGGCTGTTCCAGCTTGGGCCAGTGGTTGAATGCTCGGCGGGCGAGGGTAATGTCGCAGACCGCAGCCGGAACAGGCTGGCCGTCCTCGCCCTCGAGTTCGTTGGCCAGCCACTCTTCGAAGCTGGCTTCATACTGAGACTGGGAGGGTTGCGCCAGGGCGGCGCGGGCACGGGAAGCGTCGGCAGTGCATTCCGAGCAGAGTCCAGGGCCGCCGCACCGCATCTTCACTCCGTCAGCACGTGGGAAGACGTGCCCATGCCCGACGTTCGCGCCTGCCTGCTCTACCGCAGGATGTGCCGGGCACGGATGGACGAGGGAGCCGTCGCCAGAAGGGCAGGTGCATTCATTTGCTTTGTTCATGGGAGCTTTCTCCAGGCCTCGGTTTCGAGGTCAGAAACAGTTATCAGTCGGCGCCGGCGCTCGATGTTTTCGAGTTGCAGGACATTGCCCAGGCTGTCGATGACGACCCAGTGAATGCCGGTGGGAATGTGCAGGTAGCGTGCTGGCGCGGGAGAGCAGAGGGCGTTTATGCGGCGGACTGCGGGGCTTTCGTCGAATGGCATGGCTCATCCTCCGGGTAGACCCGAACGCCATCGGCGCCCTGGGACTGGTTGATCGCCATCTGCTTAACCGCTCTCGCGATGCGCAGAATGTCGTCCGATGTCATAAGCTGGCTTTCTTCAGGCCAGCCGGTGACCGTCACACCGCAAGGGCGGTGATTCGCTGTTAGCTGGTGCATGGGGTTATTCCTGTTCGGGGAGAGGGAGTCGCGGCGCTAACGATGCCCGAACCTGATGCCGTGCTCGGCGGCGATCTTGCGGACAGTAGCGCGGTCAAGGTCCATTGCGTCTGCGGTGGCGGAGATAGTCATCCCCTTGTCTGCGCAGTAACGGACTGTTTGCGATAGCAGCCTGCGATTCTCTCGGCGGTTGCTTTCGAACGCAGCGTGCGCGGCGTCGGTCTGCCCTGGCTTAGCTTTTCGTGCCGACCTACCGTTCCACTGGACGTCCTTGTCTCCCGACATGCCGATTGGGATGGATGCGATCTTTCCGCCGCTGGCTAGGAACGCATCTACCTGGCTGGCTATTTCGTCTCGATGCAAGTCCTGGCTCATGCTGCCACCCCTAGCACCTTTTCCATGCGCTCCTCGAGCAGTTCGTAGAAGGTCTTTACTCGCTCGGACAGCTTGCGTATGTAGGCCTCATCGCGGTGGACGCGCACCATGCAAAGCGGCATGCCTGGCCAGTAGCCGAGGAAGTCGATCCACTCGCGCTCCGAAACCCAAAGGCCTCCATAGCACTGAGCCGCGTGCTCGGAAGGCAGCTCGCCTGCGATGATCACGCTAACCAGCTTTTCCGGTACCTTGGTTTTCACCTCTATCAGGCCGTTGTCGCCGACCAGTCCATCCGGCGAATAGCCGATCCCGTGGTTCAGAATGATCCCGGCCTGCTGGATCTGATCTGGCTCGGTATCTGTGCGCAGGCAGTACAAGTCGCGCACAACCGGCTCAAGCTTGTGACCCCTGGCGCTGCTACCGTTACCACGCCATGGCTCGGCCTCTGCTCCGGTGATCCGCTCACCAATTAGACGGTCCATGTAAGTGAAGGCGCCAACGCCGAACCCTGCCTGGCCTTTGCCGTTAACCATCAACACGTCCAGTTCGGAGCAGGTTGCGATTCCAAGACGCGCGTCAAGCCACTCCTGGGAGCCCTGCTCCAGGTCCTTGAAGATCTGCATGATTCACTCCTGGGAGCGCTTGGCGCGCTCGCGAGCCTTGGTAAGCCGTGCCAGTGCCGCATCGAAGTCGGCGGATGGGACACCCTCAGCAGAGCCGTACATAGCATCGAAGGCTTCTTGCGTGTCCTGAAGGCATTGGGAGAGAAGGGTTTTCAGTTGCTGCGCCTGAGCTTGGGTAATGAGCTTCTTTGGCGGCACAGCCGCGTTGCCGTCGTCGTCCTCGCCGCGAGTGGTGATGTTCAGCAGTGCGGACAGCACGTAACGCTTGCCGTAGCTGACCGATGATCCAAGAGACTGAACGGCGTTCTTGCTGCCACTTGTGTCTAGCGGAACGAGCATCGTCGTCTGCTCTCGGTGTCCGGCGCAGTGCATCAGAATTCCAGTAACCGAAACGCCAGTCTGAACAGTCTCGACGCGGAAGCTCACTGCGAAACCGAACCGCTGCATGATCGGCTTCACGATGTCGTTGATGTCTTCGAAGGTCGCGTAGTTGCTGCGCTTTTGGCCGTTGACGGTGATAGCGCCACGCTCGGCAATGCTCGGCAATTCGCTTTGCATGGCGGCCATGGATGCGTTGAACTCAGCCTCTGCGCTGCGGGACTGCATCCGTTCGTGCATGGCCATAAGCCGCTCCATCTTCTCGATGTCGCACGCAGGGTCAGCAGCGGCACGCTGGATCACTTGAAGGATTGTTGCCGACTCACCAGCTTGGATTACGGCAGCACCTTCCTGCCGCTGTGCAATGGAGTTGCTCATGATGGGCCTCAGTAGTTGATTGTGATGTGAGGAACCTTGCGCTGAGCGATCAGTGTGATCGCCTGCTTGGCGCATTCCTCGGGCATGCCGCCGGCGATCAGGGCCGCCAGGGCTTCGTTGTTGATGGCTTTCTTGTGGGCCTTGTCGGCTTCTCGGGCTGCTGCCTCGCGCTCGATCCTGGCTTGCTCGTCTGCCTGCCGTTGGCGCTCTGCGGCAGCGGCTTCTTCGGCGCGCCGCTGTGCATCACGCTCAGCCTGCTCGGCGCGTTGCTGTGCTTCCAACTTCTCGCGCTCCGCCTTCTCGGCAGCGAGTCGCAGTTCCAGTTCCCGGCGCTCGGCGGCAGCCTTTGCCTCGGTTTCGCGGCGAGCGGCGGCTTCGCGTTCTTCCTGGGCGCGTCGTTCCGCTGCAAGGCGCTCGGCCTCGGCTGCTTCGCGGGCAATGCGTTCCTCGCGCTCTTTCTGCTCGCGAGCAGCAGCTTCGGCGCGCAGTCGCTCCAGTTCGGCCTGCTCGGCTTCATACTTCTCGCGTGCAACGAGGGCTTCGCGCAGCGCGACCAGGGCCTTGTCCTTGGTACGGGCGGCCTCGGTTTCGAACTCTTCCCAGTCCTCGCCAATCAAGAGGCCTTCCAGCCACTCAATGTTGGCTTTCAACTCGGTCGAATCTAGGTCGCGGCATTCCAGGCGCAGGTTGATCTGATCGATGCCGGCCTGGTGCTTGGCCTTGCGCATTTCCTCGCGCTGCTCCCACTCAGTTAGGGGCTGGCGTACCTCTGCCTGCCAGGAGTCCAGCAGGTCACGCATGCGCTTGCGCTCGGCATCGACCTTCTTCGGCACTTCCTTCAGGTCGGCGACCAGTTCCTTTCCTACGTTGTCCAGCGCCGTCTTCGAGCGGGCGACCTTGTAGGCGATGGAGGCGATGGCCTCTCTGCCCTTGCGGGTAGTGACGTCTGGCACGAAGCCGTCGATCTCTTCGCGAATCTTGGCCAGGAACGGGTCAAGGCCATTGACGGCCGAGTAGACTTGGAGGGCGGTTTCTTTGGCCGGCACTTCGACCAGTTGGGTTTCTGCGGACATGAGTGATCCTCGCCGCGCATGCGCAGCCAGTGAAGGGAGGGTTAGGCGGTTGGTGTTTCTGGCTTGCTGAAGGTGCGGATAGTCACGGTCTTCTGTTCCTCAACGCAGTCAAGGAAGTAAGCCTTATCCATCCAGTCGATGGCCTCTGGCTCGCCGTGCTTTCCGCCACCATACCAGTAGGTCCAGCCGACCCATTGGCCATTGACCTGAGTGGCGACTGATTTCGACTCGTAGTGACGCGAGTAATCAGGCTCGATGTTCGTCTCGACGTCACCCACACGAACTTCGCTTCTGGCATCCCAGTGGGCGTCTTGTTCGACGAGGGCGTCATAGCGCGCTTCAACCTCATCAGGCGAAAGATCGCTCTGGAGTTCGGCGTTGTCCCAGCGTGCAGTGGTTTGGAGGATGGCGAGTTTGATGAACTGTTCGGGAGTCATATCGTTCTCCAGGTAGAAGGGGAAAGGCGCTTACGGCGCCACTCGGCAGCGTCACCCCTGCGGGATAGTTGCTTGCGCTAGAAGCCGCTGCTGCGGGTGTTTTCTTCATGCCGCCCACCGCCCGCTGGGGAAGCCGCAGTTATCCCCTATGGGCCTGCTGCGGACAGGTGCGTAGCTTCTGCGGTGATGATGCCGCCCCAGATCGGGCCGGCTGCCAGGATGAACAGGTACAGCAGGCCGCCGAAGAGGCTGCCTAGCCAGATTGCTGTGCGGCGGGTGTTCATGACGCCTTCTTCTCCCCGTAAAGCTTCGCAAGCTCCTTAGCGCGCTTCTTTGCGAATGCGAGAAGGTCTTGCATGGCGCCCTTCTTGAACTGAGCAGTCCGCGTGTAGTAATCGAGAGACTCTCCGGCCACTGCGTGGCTTACTCGACCGCTAAATCCGTCCCGCTGAAGCTGCTGATCTATCTGCTTCGTGATGAATTCATGCGTGTTCATAGCTCCACCCATTTATTCTCGCCGTCGTAGTAGCCACTCCAGCCTGGAATGCTGAATCGAAGGGTTCCAGGACTGCACAGCCAAGCTCTGTTGAGCGGCCCTCCGTCGAGCCGCCACGAGCGCTTGCTCGCATACAGCCTGCGCCTGCGCTCGAACCGCTTTTGGCTGAGGTTGATCTTCTTGATCCTCGGTATCGTCGTCAGCTTCATAGCCCCGCCACCTCCACAAACGCCACGGCGAACATGAACACGCTGCCCACAAAAAAGCCGCCGAAGATCAGGACTTGGGCGGCCTTGGTCAGGTCGATGGTGATGGTCATGGCGTGCTCTCCATGGCGGAATCGATGGCCACATAGTCGTCGTACTGAATAGTTACCGTGAAGTCGCGCTTGTCTTGCAGGCACCATTCTTTCTCTGCGCGGCGCTCAACCTCGTCCATTATTGGGCGCCATAAGGAAAGCTCAGCCTCAGCAGCCCGAAGACGCTCTGCAAGCTGGTAAAGCGCAGAGATCGGGCACGGAATCGAATCCATGCAGCCATCGGCCAGTTCCGCCAACTGCTCATCACTGATCGGTTGCAAGGTCATTTCCCTTCCTCCTGTCGGCGGTAGCCGGCGTCGTAGAGTGCTTTGGCTTGCTTGACGGTTAGCGTCTCTTCTGCGAAGCACATTTCTTCAATTGCCTTCTCCCGCTCCTCGGCGGCGATCTGCTCGGGGGTGCGGAGTTGGCGGAATCGCAACCCTTGAGATTGATCAAGGGTGTTTTCGTCTATCCATGCGATTGCATGGGTAAGGCCACCACAACTAAAGGATTTGTGGGCAACAATCTCGCATCGAACCCAGCCTATATCTCGGTGCTTGACTTCACACACCGTCCCAACCGGCGGCAGGCCCTGGCCGTCCCAGGTCTCTTGCGGTCTAGCCTCGAATGTCGCTTTACGCTTTACTGGTACGCTGAATGTTTCGACCCATTCTTTGGTTACTTCGCTCCACCAGAACCATTTTTCCCCTTCTTCCTTCATCCATCCTTCATGGAACTCAGGTCCTGTTGGCTCCCAATGCGTCGCACCCTCTGGTGCCTTGCTCCAGTCAATGCTCATACTCGTCTCTCCCTAACCAGTCGTTCAGCGTTATCGATCAGCGTTGCTTCGAATGCGCGGAACCAGATGCGTTGGGCAAGTTCCAGATCGCCTCGGCGGACGGCCAGAAGTAGCTGCGTCATTGGGCACTCTTTGCTGTCGACCTCTGCGAGCCACTCAGGCACGAAGCCGGCAAAGCCGTAGACCGTGAACTCCGGCCCGATAAAGGGCCTCTCTTTCCGGTCATGGAACGGCACGCAATCACCGTCCTCGCAGTTCAACAGCTTTCCGACTTGCTCAGTGACATACTCGCGGTCGCCGTCATCGTCGGGGGGTAGAGCGTTGTCCCAGCGCTCCTGGGCGTATTTCAATGCGGTGTTCATGTCTCACCTCGCGTTCGCGTGCATGCGGCTGCGCCCTAAGAGTCGTAGGCCTCGTCATAAGCCCCGCTCCCGAAGACGATTCGTTCAGGGCGCATGCGCATACAGGCGAAAAATGCCCGGACTTGCCGGGCTAATGAGGGGTAGGGTGGGGATGGCCTGGATGCCAGTCAGGCAAGCGGTGGAAAACGTCAACAGTGGCGTCACCATTGGTGGAGAGGACAACAGCTCGCCGCTATTCGTACGCCCGCCTTGGCAGGCCCGCTTACTCATCCCCATTGAAGGGGGGCGTCCTTGCCGGGGAAGTCAGCGGGCTCTGCGAACCTTGAAGCAGAGCATTGCCTCAGCGCTGTCAAAGACCTCTTCAAGATCCTTGAATGCCTTGTACTTGGCCTTGCTCCGGGTTTCGGCGTAAACCCTGTGTACGTAGTGGCGTGCGTCTCCGATCAGGTAATCGACCTGAAACCAGTCGAAGTCACCAGTCAGAACCTCCCATTCTTTGAGCGGCATCTGGCGAGCCATCCCCAGGTACTCAACATCATGAGTTGGGTGGTAGTTGTTTACTGCCTTGGTTGGGTCGGAGTCCAGCGCAACGCCGATGTAATTGCCGCGATCCTCAAGAATGATCCCGGGCTGACCGCAGGCGATCACCATGCGGCCAATGTGCGCTGGCACTCCGTATTGCTGGCAAACGTACTCCAGCGGCTGTCCGTATGACATCTCGCCTCCAGTGTGTGTATGCGCCAGGGCGCGGTTAGGCGGTGGCCTTGGTAATAGCTTGACGTGCGGCTCGAATAACTAAGCTGTCATTCGGATATCCACTGTCCTGCATCGATGTGACAGCCTGCTGGAGTACTTCGAGAAGATCAGGAGCGGCAGCGATCAATTTGGCATTTGCCTCGGATTCATCTCGGAACCGCGCATTCCAGCCAACGATGTCTACTTCATCCACTTGGCAAATTCGTTTGTCGCATTCCGCAAATACGCCATCAACACCGTCGATGAAGTCCACGGTCCACGGCCCAGGCGTGTGCTTGCTCATTCTGTTCTCCTGCCTGTCAGGCGTCTTGTGGTGGTGCGGGTAGTGGCATCCAGTGGGTGGTTTCAGGTCGCTCTACATGACCAGGTCCATCGGCACAGGTTTCGATGTGCTGGCAAGAGTCCTCAGCTATCATCCAGAAACCGCCTTCATCCGAGCTTTCGTCAGTTTCCCAGCGGTCGAACTCGGGAGCGAAGCAGTCCCATCCCGGCCACTTTCTCCAGACCATGACTTCACCCAAGTTCTCAGGGTGCCTGTCGCTGCACTTTATCCACTCACTCATCTCTCACCTCACCAATACATAGTCAGAAACAGCACAACGAACAGCGCTTCGAACTCGCCAAGGTCTGGCATGGATTCCTCTCTTGCCCTTGGGGCTTGTGATTGGCTGTATGGGGGAGTGGTCTGGCCGGTGCTGAGTCTCTGTCCGGCTGGCGCCGGGCTGGGTCACTGGCGGACTAGATAGCCGCGCACACGCTATACCCCTAGCGCTGTGCGACCAGACCACTCTCCGATACAGCCTGGCGATGTGGCCAGGTGGATCGGGCCTGCTTTGGGGAACCCGGCAGGCGCGGGCGGGTGTTAGGCTTTTGCCTTGGATGGAGGCCATTCGGCGTATTCGCCAACGGGAAGTTCGTCCGTCACATCGCGATCGGCCCAAGCGAGAAACTTTTCGATGGGGATTCGTGGATAGTGCTGGCCGAACCTTACTGAGGGGCCGTCGTACTGAACTTCGAATGCACCGACATACTTGACGGTTCGGTCGTTTATCAGCTGGCTTACGCCGCAGTTGACGGCGCGCGGCTTTTTAGCCCTGTACGTGCGCCCAACCTTGATTTGAAGTTCTGCCATTTCGTCCTCTCTCCCTGTATCAGGGCAAATGGATTGCATCCCGCTGCTAGCCGGATGGGTTGGATCTGGTGATGCCCTGCTACCGGCAGAGCGGCGGTCTACTTGCCGTGAATGGAGCGCGACAGGTAGCGGGCCATCTTCATCAGTCGATGCCTGGTCAGCGTCATACCCTTGCGAGGCTTGCTGCTACGGTTGCCGAAGGCGCGGCTCAGCTCGCCACGAATGGCTGCGTTCATGTTCTGCGTGTAGGTGCTCATGTCCTTTGCTCGGTGATGCCCCGGCGAACCGTGGCAGTGTTCTCAAGTGTTCTCGCAGGCGTAACAAATTCCTGTAGCTGTCACCCCCAGGCGCCCACACTCGGGGCAGCTCGCCTCGCTGCGCACCTGCTCCTGCGCCTCCTCGTAGCAACCCTCGCAGCGGAATCCGTCGGACGTCTCGATCACGCGACCGGGCGCGTTGCACCGGTCGCATTCGTGAATGATTGTCATCGGGTCGACTCCTTGCGTCACGCATGCATCCGCACGGTGATGTAGCCGTTGCTGGCAACAACGTGGTCCCAGCGGTTGAACCAGATGAGGTCGCCGAACTTCTTCATGGCGGCCTGGCGTACCTTGATCAGCACGTCATCCGGTGTCTCGTTGCTTTCCGGCAGAGCAATCCAATCCAGGCGTTTGCCGTTGCTCAGGTGCGCATCGACATTGAATTGAGCCATTTCAGTCTCCTTACCAGGGTTTCCCAGCGTTGATGTATGCGCTTCCTGCTAGCTCAGTTAGAGCTACCAGCTGCCAGGAATCGATCGCTCCGCCGTAGTGCAATCCGCGCAACATCCCGACCGTTTCGTAGTACTCGATGCGCGCTCGGTGTACGTCGTTCTCCCTGCGAATGATTCGAAGAGACTGACGTAAAGCCAGTAAGGCCTTTTCATTCATCGTCTTGCCCTCCAGGGCGTGTTGACTTCCCGTCTGGCCCTCGTTGGAGGGCCAGCCAGTGAAATCGGTGCTTCTCCCGCGTTCGCCTACTGGGCTTCTACAACCCGCGGGTGGTGCTGTCCTCGCCACTGCCGATAGCAGCTCGGACTCGATGTGTTTGGCCTTGGGCTTCCCTCGCTGCGCCTTCAATCGGCTTACGGAGCAGGTCATGGGGGACTAGGGGTAATCTCGCGGGTTCGCTGCAGCCCGGCAGCCTGGTGATGTGGGCAGCTGAGCGCGAGGCGCCGACCCGTGTCGTCGGCTGGGCTTAGTGCTTCATGGGCTGTTTCCTCCTATTGGTGTCATCTCGGTCGCTTCTCCTTGTCGGGGTTCGTTCCCACTCCTGCGTTTGCTTCTTTGGTCTATTGGCAGGTGACTTGAGCGACGTCGCGTGCAACGCATGGGCTTGCACGGCTGGACTGTCCGGCCCAGCTCGGGCTGCGTCTTTTGCCTCTCCCAGCGTCTCGCGACGTTGGCGCAGCAGAGGGTTCCCAAATTGTCGAAAGAGCGGTCGGCTCGGTGGCCTGGCCGCGTATTGGCTGCGGCTATGGATTAACTATCGCCGCCGGATATACATAAGTCAATACCGCCGGAGATATATTTTCTTGCGACCATGAAAAAGCCCGCGCTAGGCGGGCTTGGGAACGTCGCTGTCTGCTATAGGCCTGGGTAGCCTGTTGGGTCGAACTCGAAAACGCGCTCTCCTGCCTGGAAGAACTCTATGGCGATCCGGAAAGGCTTGCCCGATTTGACGATGGACTCCAATTGCTTAGCGTCCCGAACGAACATGAGGTCGCTGTCGTTGGTGGAGCTGCGGACCCCGGTCCACTTTTGCGCCTTGCCTTCACCGACCCGAAGAACGAACCCGCAGTCTCGATAACCGCACTGCATCTGCCCTTTGGTGATCTTGAGGAAGGCGTCCAGGTCTTTGCCCTTCTTGCGGAAGGTGAGGCTCAGGAACGAACCCCCTGCAACCCGATATGGGAAATCGAAGAGGGTTGACGTCTTCGACTGGAGCGTGAGCATTGTGGTTACTTCATCGCTCATCGGGTCCTTGTATTCATGGCGCTCCCAAGGGGATTTAGTAGTGCTTGTGGCTGCCGATTGCGAACTGGATGGTCGCGACTGAGCCGCATCGCCGGAGGAGCCGATTCCCGTTCCAAACTGCCAAGCGATAGGCAGGACGATGAATATCACAAACAGCCAGCCGATGACGCCAACGCTCTTGGGTACCTTTGCACCGCACGATGGGCAGGCTTTGGCTTTGTTCGACACCTGGGCGCCGCATTCCTTGCATTTAATCAGGGCCACGGAAAACTCCTCGATGTGTAATGGCTAGGTGATTCTATTCGGAGGGGACTGGAGAGGGTAGCCACAGTTTGGCTAGGCGGGCTCTGGATGTGGCGTCAGGCGGGGAAGGGCGGCGCTGTATCGAACTCAACGTCCGGACAGGGCGGTCATCTGCTCAGTGCTGAGCAGGGAGGGAAGGCCAGAAACGAAAAGCCCCGCGCTGCGGGGCTTTTCTTTAGAACAACGGCATTTCCCTTAATTGGTATCTAGGCTTGCCGCTACCAACCTGTCGTGTGTGAACTTTGATCACGACATTTTTTTCGAGGTTCCGGTTAATGGCCGCTGGATTTTCGATTTCACGCGAAATGGTTCCATGAATGACCTTGTCGTCCGATGTTTTAAACTCGAAGGTGCGCTTATCGGGGAAAACTCCGAGAAATATCCCGGTTAGGGAATGGTCAAGTTCCTTTATATTGTCTGTGCTTAATCTCGACTTGCTGATTAGAACCTGATTACTATCTGAAAATCTAAATGATCTGTATCTCGTAGTAATAGAGCAAGCAGCGTCGTTTGAGGTTAGCTTGTCTAGAAATTCAGATACCGCCACCAAGGCTCTATCTTGCAGCTTTGACACAGGCTCAGATAGCTCCTCATCGCTCTTGGTGGATGCTTCGAGCAGTTCGGCAATGAGCTCTAGCGCTTCTGCTACGGGCGACATCCCTTCGATTTGAAGCTGAAGTGATTCGCTCGGGGCTTCTTGCAGCTCGAACCCGAAAGAGCCTATCGCTGTTCCAGTGATGAGAAGCTGATTACTCGACCTATTGGGAATAGGTCCCATATTATTCAAGGTGCCTGTCAGAGAGGCAGCAACAGTCGCTACTGCCTCGTTAAAGGCTGCTGTCGCAGTCATTCCGAAGTCTGCTTGCACGCCCAAGGTGCCCCAAACAGGCCTTCCCCTATAAGTTAGGATTACCTTGGCAGGCCTGGGGGTATTCTCCGATGTGGCAGAAATTCGGTCTTGAGTTCGCTTCATCCGCGACTCTAGGGAGCGTGCAGAGATTTTGCTTATACCTGGACGCTTGCTCAATTTTTCTAGGAAATTGAGCTCCGCCTTTCCATGGAGAATCTCATTCCTGTTCATGTTCAAGCTCCTCTCTTCGATCTTCTAGCGCTTGACTAGCTTCTGCATCGTCGTCTGGAGCCAAATCTACGGCAATGAATCCTTTCCACTGCTTTGAGCGCCGGTGCGACCACATGCTGTACCAGTAAGCACTCATCTGTACCAGCACTTCTGGAGCATCGCTCAAAGACTGAATATAGAAGTCGACCTTGTACCATGCTTTGATCCAGTCGTGATCATCGACAACCTTTAGGTCGTCAGGTTCCAGTGCGTCAAAAAACGCATCTCCTTGCGGGCAATACGTCACCACGTCGACGTCGCGAGGTGAGCGCCCTTCGATCAGTTCGATGTTCTCTGAAAAGCTACCGTTTAGCCATTGGAAGCCATCTATCAAGCCGATTCTGTGGAGCTCGCCTCTGTGAGCTAAGTATCCCGCTAGCACATCGCATCTGTCCACGCTGGTGGCAAAAAGCCGCACGAAATCCGGCAGCGTGAGCCAACATGGCGACCGTTGTGGGGAGACAGGGTTGCTGTCATCAATCGGGGGGATGAGCCCCTCTGCATTCCATAGCGACATAAGCGCATTCCTTGACTTTTGGAGCGTATCAAACTGGGGTGGAGGCGCCTCTACAGCAAACGATGATGTACAGTGCCACAAACCCCGGGCTGAAGACCCGGTTGGATCTCTGACTTGGTCCGGGCCAGTTGAAAAGGGCAGTACTGATGCCAGCGATGATCTCTGGAAAGCTCATTGCCCCATGATCCGCCCATAGCTACAAATCCCCACCCCGCCAGATGACTTTGCCTATGATGCGGTGCTTGTGAGCCTGCGGACCATATGCGACGACGCTGTGGTTCACCTAGACCAGATTGAACATCGAGGCTTGCCAATGTTTCTCGCTGATGATAGCGATGGGATGGCCTTCCTCGCGCAACTCGACAGCTCGCTTGATCTTGGTTCCATACGTACTGTGTAGCCACTGCTCGTTGCCTATCTCGCCGACGACCAGGTAGTGCACCTTTTTGCTGATGCCTGAGGCTATTCCCCCGCCGCGGTTGACGACGATCTCTTCGCAATGCTTCCTGGGGCCGTAGACCATCACGCCAGTAAAAACGTAGAGGTGACCTGACCACTCTAGCTTTGGCGCTGGGTTGTTGAGCGGAAGAACATTCGATGGAGTAAAGGCATTGTCGCTTGGCTTCGGTTTGGAAGCGGAGAGGCCACCAAATCCTCTAAGGATCTCCAGCAGTTCGGCGGACTCATCAGCGTCTAACACACCATCTGAAAGCATGTCTGAGAGCCTCCTGTAGAGGAGGTTGGTCACTGGATCGTCAAGATGGATCAGGTTCGTAGCGATCCAATCCTGTAGGAACTCGGCCTCCTGCTGATTGATATACCCATCAGCAGTGATCCCGGCGGCCAGTCCCGCGAGTGCATCGACAGACCTTCGGTCTATGCGTTTCTCGTGGAAAATCCGACTCTCCCCAAACTCAGCATGCAAATCGACCATTGCTTCTCTCCTTGAACGTCAGGTGTTCATCACAGTCTCTTCGCATTCCAGGCCAGCAGGACCCTAGCGAGCACCTGGAATCTTTTTAATTCGGCGCTGGATACCTCGATTGGCGGGTATGCGTTGTTGTCTGAGATCATCAGAAAGGTGCCATCTGCCCTTCGCTGCATCCGCTTTATGTAAAGCTCATCCTTCAGGGCCATAACGTAGACGGCATCTATCTTTATCTCAGTGATGCCGGTATCGACTAGAAGGATGTCTCCGTCCGAAAACGTAGGCTGCATGCTGTCGCCATAGCCCGTGATTAGCGCGAGGTTGTCTGGCGCTGAATACCTGACGTTGCGAGATAAGTAGTCGACGCTCGCGACAATCGAGTCGATAACGACATCAAATTCTGGGCGCGCCAGGCCTTTCCCCATGGAGGCAGCGATATCGTATTGGGGCACGACAATGAACCCGCTCTTTGTTCTCTGCCTTGAAAAGTCGGCAGGGATGACATTCCCCTTTGTGGGCTCTGCATGCACAGCCTTGGCCATCTCCCCAACTTCCGCTGCCAGCCGTTCACTGAATGACTCGATACGGATCCCAATTTGCGAGGCAACGTACGAAGCAAACCTCGCATTGAGCGCGTTGTAGCCGTTTAGATAGGAACTCACGGAGCCCTGACTCATGTCGAGAGCTTCGGCGATTTTCCCCTGGGTAAGGCTGTCCTTCCGGGATTTCCCGGCGTTGAATTCTTCCAGCGCAGCTTTCAGCTTTGCGCATTCCTCTTTCTCCCACTGGGAGATTTCACGTTTCTTGTCGCTCATGTGCGAAGGGTATTCCCGCAGGCGATAGGTATCCATCGCCGCCGGCATTGACTTTGAAATAACCGCCGGCAATACTTTGTCCATGGATAAACCATGGAGACCTGGGTTATGCACCGCATTCCTCTCAAAGAATTTTCTGCCCAGAAGGGCCAGACCAAGGCCGCTGCGCTGCTGGGACTGACCCAGGGCGCACTGAACAAGGCGTTGCGGGTCGGGCGTGACATCTATGTCACCGAAAACGCAGACGGAACCTACTCGGCTGAGGAGGTTAAGGCTTTCCCATCTCACTCCGCCAAGGCCGTTGCCTGACCCCGACCAATCTACCGGCCGGGAGGCCACAAAGCATGCGAAGCGAATCGCACACCCTGATTTCCACGCTGCTCGGCGTGGTGAACCAGTGGCGCCGCCGCGAAGGCTGGAGCCGCGAGACCGTGGTCCAGCACATCGTGGAGGCTCACGAACGCATCAACGCTCATATCGCCACCGGAATCGTATTCGACCCTCCCTCGCGTGATGCGATGGACAGGATGAAGGCGAATGCCGATCGGGTGTTCCGCTGGCTGGATGACTCCACGAAGGACAACAACTTGCTTCCGGCAAATTTCCTGCCTTCGATCCTGGCCGCTCTCCCGAACGATTTGAAGATTCAGGCCTTGGGCGACCTGCTGACCCCGGTCGGGGTATCGGTTCGCCTGATCGATGGAGAGGGCGGCGAGCGGGAAGTGCTCTGCATGCTCCGATCCCTGATCAAAGAGAACGGCGAAGCACAGCAGGCAATTGCGAGCCTAGTTGATGGCGCTGATGAAGGTGAGCTGCAAGAGGCTCACCGTGAACTCTCTGAGTCTCGCGCCGCGACAGACGAGGCCCTGCGGATGATTGACCAGATGCGACGCAAGCCTCGCCTGGTGAGCGTCTGAGCATGCGCCCTCGTCTCACGAGCTCTGACTACGCCGCAATGGCTAACGCTGCTGAAGAGCTGGCGGGCATGGGTTCGAGTGAGTGGAGGCGCAGATACAACAAAGCCCTGAGCGACTACTACAGGGCTTTGTCGGTGCGTGGATCGGTGGCAGCCGAATCGCGCGTGGGAAAACACAACACACAGGAAGCATAACCCATGAACTACGGGTTCATCTACTGCCTGTCCAATCCTTCGATGCCTGGCATCTACAAGGTTGGAAAGACTGATCGGGCGCCATCACAGCGGTGCTTTGAACTCTCCAACTCAACTTCGGTCCCGGAGCCTTTCTTCATCCTGTTCTACGTAGAGGTGGATAACGCCTTACAGACTGAGAGGGCACTCCATCGTGACCTGGATGATTTTCGGGTTTCTCCGAACCGTGAGTTTTTCAATTGCGATCCGGTGGCTATCTACAACTGGCTGCTCAGCAACTGCGATATCGAAACTGAATGGCTGGACGGAGAAATGCAATACGAACTGGTCAAGGAGCGGAATGCAAAGACTGCCACCGCAGTTCCCCAGATAGCTCTAGCTGACACCGGGGAGGACTGGTAATGGCGCGGGCTCGAAATATCAAACCGGGAATCATGGCAAACGAAGACCTAGCAGAGCTAGATCCTCTCGTTCGCCTGCTGTTCATCTACCTCTGGATGTTGGCCGATCGGGAAGGGCGCCTTGAGGATCGCCCGAAACGGATCAAGGCCGAGGCACTTCCCTACGACAACGTAGACGCTGACTTGATGCTGGATGATCTGGCCAAGGCAGGGTTCATCCATCGCTATGAGGCTGCCGGGGTAAAGCTGATTCAGGTGCTTAACTTTGCCAAGCATCAGACACCTCATGTCCGTGAGCAGTCCAGTTCTCTCCCGGGCGTTGACGCAGAACACCCAAAGAGAGAACAAGGCACAACCAAGGAAGTGCCTGGGCACAACCAAGGCTGTGCTGAGCAATCGCCAAGATCGCCTGATTCTCTGATTCCGGATTCTCTGATTCCAGAGGAAGAGCATGTCGACGCTGACGCCTCGACCCATTCCGCTCCGCAGCAAGCAGCAGAGCAAGAGCCTGGCTCCGGCCAGACCGCACAGCTGTTCCAGATTGATCGCATCCCTTACGAGAAGATCCGCGACCTGTACAACCAGATCCTCGGTGGAAAGCTCAAGCGCTGCATGGGAGTGACGGAGGCTCACCGGAAGCACATCCGCGCCGCGTACAACCTCAAGCTCGATGGCGGGTTCCCGGTCCGTGACGGTGGACTGTCGTTTTGGGAAGGGCTGTTCAACGACGTTCTGGATTGCCCCTTCATGCTGGGCAACAACAACCGGGGGTGGCGCGCAGACTTCGAGTTCCTGACAACCGCCAGCAAGATCCAGCGCTTCATGGAGGGCAAGTACGATGCCGCATGAGCGTCCTCTGGTAGCGATGGAAGCTGAGCAGGGTGTGCTTGGCGCGCTGATGAAGAAACCGGAACTGTGCGAGGTTGTTGGGGCTTTCCTTTCCCCGACCGACTTCAGCCATGCCGACAACTCGGTGATCTACAGCCTGATCCTTGCCTGTCATTCGAAGGCCATCGTGCCTGACCCGCTTTCTCTGGCGGAGGCTAGGTCGGAGCTTCCAAGTGGCGCCTTTACGCTTGCATACGCCAACGATCTATGGCGCGAGGTTGCAAGCACAGCTAGCGCCGAAAACTTCGCCAGGATTGTCGTCGAGCGTGCAAAGGCTCGGGAGCTGTACGAAGCGGGCGAACGGATCATGAACATCGCCCTTCAGAGAGGGAAAATCCCGGACCAGGTGGCTGAAGCCCAGAGCATCGTTCTTGATCTCAACGCCCAGGACGAGACTCCTGATGTGGTGACGCTGCGCGAGGCAATGCTCCCAGTCTTCGACGAAATGGAAGTTCGCTGGAAGGGAACTCAGTCGGTCGGACTGAAGTTCAACCTGCCAGACCTCGATGCCGTTATCCAGGGATTGCGTCCTGGCAACCTGGCAATCATCGCTGGTCGGCCTGGCACGGGCAAGACGGTTCTCGGGGTGGGGATTGCTGACGAAATTGCCGTTCGCAACCGGGGAGCCGCGTTGATCTTCTCGCTGGAGATGTCTCAGGCCGAACTTGCAAAGCGTTCGCTCGCATCGCTTTCTGGTGTTTCACAAGCGGCGATCGACTCAGGCAAAGCGCTGGAGTGCCAGGACTCTATTGCACGCATGACTGCCGCAGTGGACCAAGTCTCCAGGGGTGATGTGCGAATTTGCGACAAGGGAGGACTGACTTTCAGTCGGATCTGCTCCATCGCCCGATTCCAGCATCGAGCAAAGCCGCTGAGTCTCATCGTCATCGACTATCTCGGGCTTATCACCTCAGATCCGAGTCACCGTCATCAGAACCGAAACCAAGAACTTGGCGCCATAAGCCGAGGGCTCAAGGCTCTCGCCAAAGAGCTTGGCATTCCAATTGTCGCGCTTGCTCAGCTCAATCGGAGCATCGAAACCCGGGCCGACGCCAAGCCAAAAATGAGCGACCTGCGCGATTCCGGCGAGATCGAACAAGACGCCGACGTGATCATCATGGCTCACCGGGATATGAGCACTGAGCGTGGACAGAACGGTATCACCGAGCTTGATGTCGTGAAGTGTCGCCACGCAAAGCCCGGCTTCTGCCTGTTGCAGTTCCAGGGCGAGTTCGCGCGCTTCGTCAGTTGCGCCCAGGACCGGGAAGAGCAGCAGGAGCAGACGGTTCGTCCGCAGCGTCCTTCCGCGCGATCAATGGTCGCCGACTTCAAGCCGCGAGGTGCCCAATGAAACGCTCCTGGACAGTGATCGTAGGCAACAAGCGCTTCACCATGATCGTAATGGACGACAGCGACCCGGTAGAGGTCGTGAAGAGCATCTGGCCGCAGGGGAGGGTTGAGACATGAAGGCCTTCGAACTGATCCGCATGGAAGGCCTGCGCACCTACGGTCGCCAGGTCGAGGCCAGTACTTGGCGCGAAGCCGAGCAGCAATGCCGCGACGGCGAGATCGTAAACGGCGAACTGATCGGTGTGTACGACTGCGACCCGGTAACCGAGGCCGTCTGCACTGCGCGCAATGACGTGATGATTGAGAGCTTGGAGGTGTGCTGTGGCTGACTTCTTCGAACTCCTCGACGAGCCTGGCGCTCAGGTTGCGGATGGTCCGCTCCCGGGAAAGAAAGGGTGGGGCAAGGCGCCGTTCTGCGGAAACAAGTCCCACCACTTCGAGCTTGTCTTTGCCGACACCATCGGTCCGCATGGGCGCGAGAAGTACTGGGTAGCTCTCTGTGGTGCGGATGCGGTTACTACCGACAAGGCGCCGATGTTCTCGGCTGGTAGCTGGCAACGGTGCAAGAACTGTGAGCGGAGAGCGAGCCATGACTGACAAGAAGATCGACAAGTTCTGGACTTACATGCTGGCGGCAATCATCGGAATGAGCTTCGCCGCGCTGGCTATCCATCTCTATGACCGATTCTCCGGGAATGGAACAGCCTGGAGCTTCTACAACCCCAATACGAACATGACTTGCCTTGTCGCTCGTAGTCGTGGACAGGAAGTTATGGCTTGCCTTCCCGGCGATCACCAGCAGGAGGCTGGCCGTGGCTGAACTCGCTCTCATCCGCACCGCCCAGGGCCTGGTCCCGGCGACCGAGGCAGATCGCGAAACCGTTCAGAAGTGGAAGGCCGGCCAGGTCGTTCACGGGAAATTCACCCGGATGCGCAATGCCAAGTTCCACGGCAAGTTCTTCGCCATGTTGGATCTCGCATGGGAGTACTGGGAGCCGAAAGGCGGTCTGGTGCCGCGCCAGGAGATGCGTGGCATTCGTGGGCTGGCCAAGTACTTCGAGGATCTGAATGGGCGTCCTGGCCAATTGCAGAACGCCGTCGCTGCGTACATCGCCAAGCTTGAGGCTGATCGCGCCGACCGCTTCCCGGCAGTCGAGAAGAGCCGCGAGGCGTTCCGCGAGTGGATCACCATCGAGGCCGGCCACTTCCACCTGATCCACACGCCTGACGGTGTTCGCAAGGAAGCCAAGTCGATCAGTTGGGCGAGCATGGACGACACAGCTTTTGAGCCGCTTTACCGCGACGTGTTTGCCGCCTGCTGGAGGCTGGTCCTTTCCTCTCACTTCGAAACCGAGGCTGACGCCATGGCGGCGGCTGATCAAATGGGGACTTTCGCATGAGCAAGTTCAAGGCCGGAGACTTGGCCATGATCATTTCCTGCCAACGGGTTCCTGAACTGATTGGGAAGACCGTTGAGCTGGTTATGCCTGTTCTGCCAGGCGATGAAGCCAATCATGGCGGAAGAGATTGGCGGAACCAGACGGATCGTCCTGCCTGGGTCGTCGCAGCTGAAGGGCTGTACGTCCTGACCATCAAGGGGAACCTGGAGCCTGATCAATACACTCTGATGCCTGATCACAAGCTCATGCCTCTGCGCGGCGACTTCCAGCCCGAGCAGCAGAAGGCGAAGGAGGAGGCCGTATGAATCCTCGCATTGGCGTTGCTCTGTGGGTTTTGGATCGCCATGAGTGGAACTGGAGGAAGCTGAATGAGTACGCCTTCATCATGCGCAAGAAGATGGCCGCGAAGGCCGTCGCACTGATCGCCCATGACCGCATCTTGACCGACGAAATCCTTACTCGCGGGCTTCCTTCCTACTGGGACAGAGAAGCGAAGGGGGTGGAGGCATGAGCGGTGAACTTGTCATTGAGGCATCCATCTTCTTCGCCCTGTTCGTGGTATTCGCTGGCATAACCATCTACTGCCAGCGTCGTGACTCGTCCTTCGAGGAATATCAGCGCAGGTTTCGGCGTTTCAAGGAAGAGGTAGAGCGAGAGTCGAGGAGGCGGCTGTGATTGAGGCAAAGCCGAAACTGAAAAAGTGCCAGAACCCGGAGTGCGGAACCATGTTCGTCCCGCAGCGCCTCGGGCAGCGCGCCTGCTCAACAGCCTGCGCCCTGGCCATCAAGGAAAAGCACGCCAAGCCGGCGCGGAAGGCCATCGCTGACCGAGAGCGGAGAGAGATCAAGGTGCGGAAGGAGAGGCTGAAGACGCACAGCGATCACATCAAAGATGCAGAGAAAGCCGTTCGGGACTACCGGCGTACCTACGAACTTTCCATCGGCAGCGGCTGCATAAGCTGCGGCAAGTCTCAGGCCGAGGTACTGGCCGAACAAGGCTGGAAGACTGGAGGCGCATTCGACGCAGGGCATTTCCTCGGCAAGGGGGCAAGGCCCGAGCACCGCCTGGAGCCATCCAACATATGGCTTCAATGCAAGGCATGTAACGCCGGCTCCAGCAAGTACGCCAGGAAGGGGCTTACCGTTTCCCAGGGCTTCCGTGAGGGCTTGATCGAACGCATCGGCCTGGAAGCTGTAGAGGCTCTGGAAGCCGATCACCGTCCCCGCAAGTATACCAACGACGAACTGAAGGCGATCACCGCCGAGTACCGCGCCAAGCTGCGCGAGCTGAAGAGGGCAACGGCATGACCAAAGAAACTCTGACCATCGTTCTCTTCAGCATAGGGAGCGGTCTCATCGGTTATGCGATCGGTATTGCTGCCGCCTGGCTGGGAAACTGGTTCGCCGACGGTTATCACCCGCTGCTGCTGTCGAACATGGTCAGCACGCCAGGTGCTGAGGATGGTGAGCGCGCCAATGAATACCCCGATTATCTGGAGCCTCCGAGAGGCTGTTTCGGCATGTGCTGTGCTGGATGTGATGCTCGCTCGCAGGTCAACTCCAGGAGCAAAACAGTCAGCGAACAGACAGACCAATCTTACGTTTTAAACGCCGTGCTCAGCGCTCAAGGGGGCGAATGATGATCTACACCAGCATTCGGTCGGCAGTCGTCTCTGCCTTGGCGGCGGAAACCATCGACAACACTGCAAAGCAAGCCTGGCAGAAGCTCTACCAGCCAGGGTATGCAGAGAGCGAGGGTTTAGCTGGGCTGATCAGGGGCTCGAACACTTCAGGCATCAAGCGCATAGACGCTGATTGCTGGGTGCACGCCAGGCTGCACAGTCAGCTCAAGCCTAGGCACTGGAACGCGCTTGTGGCGAAGTACAGCACTCACAAGGCCAAGAAGGTCGAGGCCATCAGTGCGCTGGTGCCAGTTATTGCAAGCCACGCGCCTCAATTATTCGTGATGAAGGCCGTAACTGCCTGGGCTATCCCGCAGTTGAAAGGAGTCGAGGGAAAGCGTTCCAGTGACATGATCGTCCTGCCTCAGCAGTTCTACGACATCAACTCTTGGGATTCCCAGGGGTTGAACAGGACTACCTACTGGAGGTGGAAGAAAGGTGTCGAGCGAACCCTGGATGAAATGATCAACGAGGCACTTAATGATTCTGAGAATATTCTTCGAAGAGAAGGCATTTTGATTGCAGATGTGGCTTGACAGTAGCGCAACAATGCAACAAACTTTTCCCATCCTGCTGATCTTGCGCGTTTGAGGATTGGCGGCTTTGAGGCCCTGGCATCTGCCGGGGCTTTTTCGTTTCCAGCCCAATGCGGAGTTCTGAAATGTCTGCCGAATCGAAAGATGTTTGGCTGCTCAAGGGTATCGGCGGTGGCGCGCTGGTCCTGCTGCTCCTGGTTGGAGCGGTAGTAGTACTGATCTGAATCCTTCTGGGTTGCGACTACGCGGCCGAGGATGGTCAAAGGTGGGACCCGGCCCTACCGCGACCTAATACTCCGGGATCGCCTTGGACACGCAGGCGTTAAAGTGAAGTGGGAGCCGGTGGAAGCCCGGCACGGAGTGAATGCGCAGGCTGATGCGCTAAGAGGATACGCGGCGGCAACGTTCAGTGGGCGTTATAGCCAGTTCACCGCCATGCCGGATTCAGCACCGGTCACTCCAAATCACGCATGCGGAAGAAGAAGGCAAGGGTCACCACTGGTGATCAAGGCGAAAGCCCCGGCTCCTTGCTCTGCGGGCGTGACGCCGGCTAGTCCGGCACTTATTCCGCAGCTCTAGCTCAACTGGCAGAGCGCTGTCCTTCCAAGTCAGATGTTGCGGGTTCAAGTCCCGCGAGCCGCTCCAGACTACAAGACCCAGCCTGGGCCAAGCCTTTCGCGCTACCGCGCTTGGAGAAGCACGTGAAAAGTGAATACCGTCAAGCTGTTGAGTCTGTTATCGCTCAAGAGAAAAAGCTGGCTGAGGTTGAAGATATGTATGCTTCGGCGGCCGCCCAAGAGCGGAGGTTGGCTGAAGATCTGCGACTTAACCGAGAGACACTTTCCAGATATGAGGATCGTGTAGCTGAGATTGAGTCGCAGATTCTCGGCGCTGGGCGGGTCTAGCTAAAAGCCGAGGTAGGATTCCAGAAGCGCCGGGTACTGGATCGGACCTTTCGTGGCCTTCTCTCGATTGGACACATCGATGACCACCATTATGTCTTTGGTTGCGTTGAACTCGCTGCCGGTGTACAGCTCAGAGCAAAGCCTTTGCGCCGTGTAGTCCAGTTCGAAGCAGTAGAAAGAAGTCGTTTCATCCCAGTGTTTGTAGCTGGTTAGCTCATTGATCTTCTTCTTGAAGGAACTATACCGAGACTGGTAGGTATCATCAGCCTTGATTTGAAACGTGACAATGAAGTTTGCCATGGGTCCGTCCTGTTTCGTGGTGTAGGAATCACGAGGATAGCACGGGGCCATACCCGCCCATGAGCGGGTCTTTTCTTCGTGAGAGCCACACTACAAGGCCCAGGCAATGACTTGGGCTTTTCTGCATCTGGAGTACGTGAATATGGCCGAGCCGAGTGGTGCGGTAGCAGTCGCCGGCTTGGTCGGTATTGGTGCGTCTGCGTTGATCCCTGGCATTGATGCCAATGCAGTGATCGGGGCTTTTGCTGGGGCTATCTTCTTCGTGGTGTATGCCAAGGACATCTCGGCCTGGGCTCGCCTTGGTTACTTCGCTGCGTCCTGGATCGTTGGCTACTACGTCGCCGGCGAAGCCATCGGGCGGGAGTGGGCAAGGACATCGGGCCTGGTCGCCTTTGGTGGGGCATTGTTCTGCGTCGCAGTGGGCACCAGCTTGCTGGAGTGGGTGCAGGGGGGGAAGACGCCTGGTTGGCTCCGCTTCATAGCGGACCGCTTTGGAGGTCGTAATGGTTGACCCTTGGACTCTGGTAGCCGCGATGATTTGCGGCGCCATCTGCATGCGGCTGGCGACATACCGCCGGCAAGGCGCGAGGTATCGCCGGGGAGTGTCCTGGCTCGCATACCTGCTGTGCGTTGGCAGCGGGTGCTTCGCCCTGAGCGTGATGCTCGATGCACTCCACGGCTACAGACTGAATCCTGTCTCTCCCTGGCTGACCCTGGTGCTGGCGATCCTGCTCGGCCTTGTGTGTCGTGCACGGGGGAACCTGGCCCACATTCTGAGGGTGTACTGATGGATGCTCCGCTTCTACTGAAGAACACCGGCACATCCCTGATTTTGTGTGACAGCAACGGGAAGCCGCTCCCTGGCCAGCTTTCGCTGAGCATCGCCAATGATGGCCCTGTTCCAACCGTCACGGTCACGTTCGCACTCGTTAACAAGCGGGTGAGGCTCTGCGGCGAAGAGATGGAGTCGCGCATCTCATACGATGCGTATCTTGAGACAATTAAGGGAAGGCGCAGCTGATGACCAAATGCACCTTCTGCAACAAGACGCGCGAATGGGCGAAGAAGTGGGCACGAGTTGCCATGGAGCGCGCGGCCTCTGCTGTGGCCACCAAGCCGAAGCGTCCTGGAGTAAGCGATGACTGAAGCCGAGGAAGAGGTTCGGGTCATCCTGCGCGATCTCCTCGTTGAGCAGCGCAAGACCAATCAGCTATTGCACCTTCTGATCCAGGCTCTGGCCGAAGATGGCGAGGATCCTGACGCCATGCCGACCAGCTATCTGGATGGAACACCGATCCAAGGGCATCAGCCGGTACGCAGTAATAGCCTTTTGGCAACGCCGCCAGGGGAGCGATGATGTCGACGTTTATGGGCTCCGCTAGGGAAACCCAGATAGCTGCTGTTCGAGTCCGTCGCGGATGGTTCGGCAAGCTGGTTGTCCAGGTTCGCTACAAGATCGAGCGGCCCGAAAGCCCGCTCCCTGGCCGGGAGTTGATCTACCACGTATGCGGGCTCTCCCGTTGGCGAGATGCCAACGCAAATGATTTCGCTGAGTCCCTGATGGTCGCGAAGCTCATCGGGATGTCTGATGAAGGAACGCCCTCATGAAGAGTCACCCGATCCCTGCAGGAGTCGAGGTCAACCCCAATCGGCCCTGGACGCCTGATGACATTGCTGGGTACAGCGGCGAGGTAGTGAGCGCCATGAAGGTTCTTGAGCCTCTGCTGCGCTCCGGACTGCTGGCGCTCCATCCTGATGAATGGCAAGGCAGAAAGCTCTCGTTCCTCAGACCGGCACAAGCTAGGCGGCAAGGCTGGACCCCGCCGGTTCAGGCAGCCGGCAATCAGGTATCCAGAAGTGCCTGACCTCCCTCAGCGTCACACCAAGCCCAAGGCCAATGGAGTGACTAAGCACGAGGTAGAGGACAAGGCATGGGGGAATGGGCGCGGCGGCAGACCGTGGCGTCGCAAGCGAGAGCGCATCCTCAAGCGAGATGGCTACATGTGCCAGTGCCCAGAGTGCAAGGGAGTGAAGAGGATCGCCACAGAGGTGGATCACATCATCCCGCTGAGCCAGGGAGGCACAGACGATGACTCCAACCTGATGGCTATTGCTGGCCACCCATGTCATGCGAGGAAGACGGCGAGGGAGTCGGCGGCATCTAGGAAATAGTCTGGCTCTCTCGGCACACGGACACGACGATATAGAGACATTTACGAACTACGGCAGTGGTTTTCACTGGTTTCGTGCGTTTTTACCGAAAAATCGAGTTAAATGATAAAAAGTCTCATTTATAGGTGTGGGGCGGGTCAAAACCTTAGAACCTTTCGCTAGGACACCGCGCCCCCAACTCTTTTCTCATTTCCACAGAATTTAGGTTTCAAGATGGCACGACACAAACAGCCGGATGTCGTCGCCAAGTTCAAGGGCGCCGACAAGAAAAACCCTCAGCGCTACCGGCAGGAGCCGGCAAAGGGCGAGGGGGATGTCGGAGAAGCGCCCATCCATCTGCAAGGCCCTGCTCGTCTCGCATGGAAAGAGTTGTGCGCTCAGTCGATCAAGGGCGTTCTGACGGGATCGGACCGGATCATCCTGGAAGTGACGGCCAACCTGCTCGCTGAATACCGTGCCAACCCGACAGAGTTCGCGGTTGGCAAGTACACCCATCTGATCGGAAACCTGGCCCGGCTTGGACTAACACCGTCCGACCGCCAGAAGTTCGGCCTGGAAAAGCCGAAGGAGAAGGACGAGTTCGAGGATTTCTGAGATGACCCCCAGCGACATTGCGCGACAGTACGCTAGCGATGTCGTGGGTGGGGCTATCGTTGCGTGCCAGTATGTGAAGCTTGCATGCCAGCGCTTCCTGAATGACTTGGACCGCCAGGGCGATGACGATTGGCCATACGTTTTCGATGAGGCCAAGGCAGATCGTGCTGTCAAGTTCATGCAGCTCATGCCTCACACCAAAGGCAAATGGAGCTCTTCGAAGTCGAAGCTAGTGTTCGAGCCTTGGCAGGTATTCATCGAGGCCAACATCTTCGGCTGGGTGAAGAAGGACACCGGCAAGCGCAGGTTCCGCGAGGCCTACGAAGAGATTCCCAGGAAGAACGGGAAGTCGGCCCGTCTTGCCGCACGAGGCATTTACCTATTCGCCGCAGATGGCGAGTCGGGGGCCGAGGTCTACTCCGGCGCCACCACCGAGAAGCAGGCCTTCGAGGTTTTCCGTCCGGCGTGGATGATGGCGCACAAGCTGGAGAACCTGCGTAACCGATTCGGTATCGAGCTTTCTGGCAACCAGAAGAACCCTGGCCCCATGTTCGTCATGGAGGATATGTCGAAGTTCGAGACGGTTATCGGCAACCCAGGGGACGGTGCGAGTCCCCATGCTGCCCTGGTGGACGAGTACCACGAACACGACACGGATGCCCTGGTTGACACCATGCAGACCGGCATGGGGGCACGAGAACAGCCATTGCTGTCGATCATTACGACGGCAGGATCGAATCTCGGCGGCCCCTGCTACGAAAAGCGCAGGGACGTGGTCCGCATTCTCGAGGGGCAGACGATCGATGAGACGATCTTCGGGATCATCTACACGATCGACGAGGATGATTCGTGGGATGACCCGGCCAGCCTGATCAAGGCCAATCCGAATTACGGAGTGTCGGTATTTCCTGACTTCCTCCTGGCCCAGCTCCAGCAGGCCAAGCGCTCGGCGTCAAAGCAGAACGCCTTCCGCACCAAGCACCTGAACCAATGGGTGGGCGCTCGGACGGTCTGGATGAACATGCTGGCCTGGCAGCGGCAGAAGCGCGACTTCACGATTGCGGACATGGCCGGCTGCCGCTGCTGGACGGCTTTGGACCTTGCCAGCAAGAAAGACGTGGCCGCCCTGGTAATGCTGTTCGAGAAAGCTGGTCAGTTCTACTGCATTCCGCGCTTCTACGCTCCAGAGGCCGCCGCTGAGGAAAACGAGAAGTATCAGAACTTCGCGCTTGAGGGTCATCTGACCCTGACGCCAGGGAGCATGACGGACTACGCATTCATCGAGGCAGACATCCTTGATCTGGCAAAACAGATCGACCTGCAAGATGTTGCCTTCGACGACTGGCAGGCCAACTACCTGATCACACGCCTCTCCAACACATCCATCCCGGTCGTGGACTTCAACCAGACAGTGAAGAACATGAGCGACCCGATGAAGGAAGTGGAGGCAAGGGTAATAGCGCGGACGCTCTGGCATGACGGGAACCCAGTCATGACCTGGATGATGGGAAACGTGGCGGCAAAGATCGACGCCAAGGAAAACATCTACCCGCGCAAGGAAAACGACAACGACCCCAACTGCAAGATCGATGGTCCAGTGACCTTGATCATGGCTATGGGGCGCGCCCTGGTTGCCGGCGTTGATGACGGCGACGACTTCATGAACGCCATACGGAATCCCATCATCGCATGAACATCGCAACTGGCCTCTACCTCTTCTTCGGCGTCCTTGGTCTGGCTCTTTTCGTAGCCGGAACCTTTGTGCTGCTGGGGCTCGGTTGGGCGCTCATTTCCGGTGCAGCGACAGCATTCGCTATCGCGGCGTTCATTCGCAAGGGGCTGACCAGTGAGTAAGAGTCTCGGAAAAGTCCTGAGCAGTGCTACGTCTGCGCCCAGGTCTTCATTGTTCGGTTGGGGGGATAAGACCATCCGCTTGACAGATGGCGCGTTCTGGTCGCAGTTCTTGGGGCGAGAGTCCTCGAGCGGGAAGAAGGTCACTGTCGACAAGGCAATGAAGCTGTCCGCAGTATGGGCTTGCGTTCGCTTGATCTCTACTTCTGTCGCCGGCCTGCCGCTTGGAGTGTACGAGCGGAAAGCGGACGGGAGTAGAGTCGATGCTCGGTCGTTCCCGCTCTACGATGTTGTTCACAATAGCCCCAATGACGACATGACGGCCTTCCAGTTCTGGCAAGCCATAGTCGCATCGATGTTGCTTTGGGGGAACGCATACGCGGAGATTCGTCGTGCTGCCGGTAGGCCTGCTGCGCTGGACTTCCTGCTTCCGTCGAGGGTCGACCTGGAGTGTGATGACAACGGTCGGCTGAAGTACTTCTACACGCCAAAGAAGGGTGCCCGTAGAGAGATCGAGCGTACCAACATGCTGCACATCCCGGCGTTCACGCTGGATGGTCGAATTGGTCTCTCTGCAATCAGGTACGGAGTTGATGTCTTCGGTTCGGTCATGTCGGCGGAGGATGCCGCCAACGGCACATTCAAGAACGGACTGCTCCCCACGGTCGCATTCAAGGTTGACCGCATTCTCCAGCCTGCGCAGAGGGAGGAGTTCAGGGAGTACGTGAAGTCCGTATCGGGCGCGATGAACTCCGGAAGATCCCCGGTTCTGGAGCAGGGGATTACTCCTGAGACTATCGGCATCAACCCAGTCGATGCTCAGTTGCTGGAGACGCGAGAGCATGGAGTGATCGAGATTTGCAGATGGTTCGGGGTTCCGCCCTGGATGATTGGCCAGACCGACAAAGGGAGCAACTGGGGGACCGGGCTTGAGCAGCAGATGCTCGCTTTCCTGACATTCGCGATAAGTTCGATCACCAACCAGATTCAGCAGTGTGTCAACAAGCGGCTGCTAACTGCGCCCGAGCGGATTCGCTATTACGCCGAGTTCTCCCTTGAGGGATTCCTGAAAGCTGATAGCGCGGGTCGCGCTGCCTGGTACAGCACCATGGCGCAAAACGGATTCATGACCCGCAACGAAGGTCGCCGGAAAGAGAACCTTCCAGAGCTTCCCGGCGGAGACATCCTGACTGTGCAATCCAACCTAGTCCCCCTGGATCAACTGGGGGGGGGCAACGAAAGAAAGCTCTCCGCCGTAGAGGCGGTTCAAAAGGCCTATCTCGGCGTTGGGAAGATGATCACCGCCGACGAAGCGCGACAACTCGTAAACCAGCATGGCGCAGGACTGAAAGTTCCCGGGCCCGACTTCGAAGAAACACAGGAGTAACCCATGACTCTGCGAAATCTTCCGGCAGCGCCGGAGGCTCGCCCGCGCTCGGGCGTCCAGTGCGACCTGGCGCAAAAAGCGCTGGATGCATGGCGTCCTGAGCTTCGCGCCGCGGCCGGCGATAACCCCGACACCACCATCACCATCTACGAGCCCATCGGTTACGACTGGTGGACCGGCGAGGGCGTAACCGCGAAACGCATTGCCGGTGCGCTACGCGCCATCGGCGGCGATGTCGATGTGACCGTGAATATCAATAGTCCGGGTGGCGACGTGTTCGAGGGGCTGGCCATCTACAACCTGCTGCGCGAGCACAAGGGCAAGGTCACGGTGAACATCATCGGATTGGCTGCTTCTGCCGCCTCCTTTATCGCCATGGCAGGGGATGAAATCCGCATTGGCCGCGCCGCCTTCCTGATGATCCACAACGCTTGGCTGATCGCCATGGGTAATCGGAACGACCTGCGCGAGATCGCCGACTGGCTGGAGCCATTCGACATGACGCTGGCTGACATTTACGCGCAGCGCACCGGCATCGATATCGACGACATCGTGAAGCAGATGGACGCCGAAACCTGGATCGGCGGGCGCGAAGCCGTCGACAAGGGGTGGGCAGATGCCTTCCTGGAGTCCGACGAGATATCCAGTGCGCCGAGCAACCGCAGTGAAGCCATCTTGGCCAAGCGCCGGATGGATGCCGCGCTGGCTCGCAGCGGCATGCCGCGAAGCCAGCGCAATGAACTCATCAATGACTTCAAGACCAGCATGCTTGGCGCTGCTGGCGGGGGTGGTGACACCCCGACCGATATGCCTGGCGCTGTCGCTCCTGACCTCTCCGCTGCACTACGGGCAGCACAAGACATCACCAAATTCCTCCAAGGAGAATCGCAATGAGCGACTTCGAAAAACAAATCGGCGAACTGAACACCAGCCTCAAGCAGGTCGGCGATCAGATCAAGGCCCAGGCCGAACAGGTCAACACCCAAATCGCCAACTTCGGCGAGATGAGCAAGGAAACCCGAGCCAAGGTCGACGAACTGCTGACCGCTCAGGGCGAACTGCAAGCACGACTGAGCGCCGCGGAACAAGCCATGCTGGCCAACGAGAAGCGAGACGGCGGCGAGGAAGCACCGAAGACCGCCGGCCAAATGGTCGCAGAGAGCCTGAAAGAGCAGGGTGTTACCAGTTCCCTGCGCGGTTCGCATCGCGTATCCATGCCGCGCTCGGCCATCACCTCCATCGACAGCTCTGGCGGTGCCTTGGTTGCTCCTGATCGTCGCCCAGGTGTCGTTGCCGCTCCGCAGCGTCGACTGACCATCCGCGACCTGGTTGCGCCTGGCACCACTGAGTCGAACTCCGTCGAGTACGTCAGCGAGACCGGCTTCGTCAACAATGCCGCTCCTGTTTCGGAAGGCACCCAGAAGCCGTACTCGGACCTGACCTTCGAGCTGGAAAACGCGCCGGTTCGCACTATCGCCCACCTGTTCAAGGCAAGTCGCCAGATCCTGGACGACGCATCGGCCTTGCAGAGCTACATCGATGCGCGCGCTCGTTACGGCCTGATGCTGGTCGAAGAAGGTCAACTGCTCTACGGGAACGGGACCGGCGCCAATCTGCACGGCATCATTCCGCAGGCGCAGGCCTACGCGCCGCCGAGTGGCGTAGTGGTAACCGCAGAACAGCGGATCGACCGCATCCGCCTGGCGATCCTTCAGGCGCAACTGGCCGAGTTCCCCGCCAGCGGTATCGTGCTCAACCCCATCGACTGGGCGCTGATCGAGCTGACCAAGGACGCCGAGAACCGCTACATCATCGGCAGCCCGCAGAACGGCACCACTCCGACCCTCTGGCGTCTGCCGGTGGTGGAAACCCAGGCCATCACTCAGGACGAGTTCCTGACCGGTGCGTTTTCTCTCGGCGCCCAGATCTTCGACCGCATGGATATCGAGGTTCTGGTCTCCACCGAGAACGACAAGGACTTCGAGAACAACATGGTAACCATCCGCGCTGAAGAGCGACTGGCCTTCGCGGTCTATCGGCCTGAGGCGTTTGTCACTGGTTCTCTGACCGCCAGCTGACTGGAAGGGGCCGGGATACCGGCCCCTCTTTCTTTGAGGTGATTATGTCTGACGTAATGATCAAGCCGGTTCGTTCATACCTAGACGGCGGTCGCGTGAGAAAGGCTGGTGGTGATGCATACCTCGCATCCGAGCACCTGGCTCGCCAGTTGGTGGCGCGTGGACTTTGCCAGATTGTGGAATCAGAGATCCCAAAGCCTATGGCTGGCGAGTCGCTGTCTGCCTCGCAAGTGGCCCCAGCCTCACAGCAGAAGACTGCGAACGAGTCCGAGAGTGGCGGAACTCCTCGCCGCAGAGGGCGGCCATCTGCACGAACACAACGTTCCGACTGACCCCCTGGGCTGATGCACTGTGGGCAATGGATAAAGTCTGGTGGGAGAGATACGCCGCCGAGGCTAAAGCAAACTTCTGTGGCGAGCTTCTGACACTCAGCGCCAATCCCTTCGGAATCAAGACGGCACGCATCGAGCACTACAGAAACTCAGGCGGCGGCGCAGTTTCTTTGGCCATAGCCAGGGGCGCCAAGCGAATCATCCTTCTCGGCTACGACATGCAGAAAACTGGTGGGATGTCTCACTGGCATGGTGATCACCCCAGAGGACTGGGTAGTGCAGGGAAGATATCCGAGTGGCCGGTAGAGTTCGAAAACCTGAAGCGCAAGAACCCTGGGATAGAAATCATCAATTGCACACGCGAAACGGCGCTTACCTGTTTCGCGCGTAGACCGCTGGAGGACGCGCTGAATGAGCCTGATCCCGCTTGATACGGCAAAGTCCTTTCTTGATGTGATCCACGATTGGGATGACGCCAAGCTCCAGTTGCTCCTGGATGGAGCGGAGGACGAGGCCTGCCAGTTCATGTGGCGCCAGTCCCTTGACGGCCTTTGCAACTGCGAAGAGAGCAGTGAGGCTGTCAGTAGCGAGCCGGGCATTCCGCCTAGCGTGGTCGTCGGAGTGCTTCTTTTGCTTCAGGCCAACTACCAGGCCGCTCCCGATGAAATCGCGACGCTGCGCAAGGCGGCCGAGGTGAAGCTGATGCCGTACCGATGCGGCTTGGGGGTTTGAATGCTGGCCTACCGTATGCGCCACCGCATTCAGCTTCAGCGGCAGGTACAAACACAAGACCCTGATACGGGGGAAATGGTGACGACCTGGGAGACCGTTCTGTTCTCCGGTCGCGCCGACCTGCCCGCCGAGGTTCTGACTGGCCCAGGTCGCGAGTTTATCGCCGCAGACGCTACGCAGGCGGAGACCACTGCCAGGATCAACTGTCGGTGGTTCCCCGTAGAACGGTTGGAACTGTACACCTGGCGGGTCATCTGGGATGGCCGAGTCTACAACATCACCAGCGCAGAGACCGATGTCACCGCTCGCCGTGAATGGAGACTGCGCTGTTCTGATGGATTGACGGACGGTCGGTAACTATTTGGCCCGAAAGGGCGCTCAACACGCAGCTAGGCCCGTACAGCCGAACGGCGGATGTCCGCTCATCCGTCCGCCCCGCTGCGTTTCTATTCGTCTGATGAGCGAGGTAAGTCAGATGCGCGATACAAGCAGATGGAGTCTTCTGCAAGAAATTGCAGGCCGTTATGCGGGCCAGTCAGTGCTTTACTGCCTGACCTTCAGCCACGGACTGATGAAGGTGGGGAAAACTCAGAACATGAAGTCGCGACTGGAAGCTCTTTCAGCTCACGGGTTGCTGAGATCGGTTGCTGTCAATCTAGTAGTTCAGCCCGTAAACACGTGCCTTGCTGATGCTGAGAAGATCGCCCTCAAGCGATTCGCTGGGCTAACCCAGCAGCATGAGCCTGAGGTGTTTTCTGTGCTCGACCTTGGCCTCGTCAAGTCGGTTCTCGCCGAGTCGGCTGATATGGCCAAGGAGAAGCAGCCAAAGCCAGAGGCTACCGATGCATTTTTTGATTCATGCGCCAGATCATCAGGGATGTACGCCGCGATGATTCATCTGGCAATAAACCGAGCTAAGGAAACGGGAATGCACGCAAGGGCTGCCGAGCTTCTCCAGGTCGTGGAAACCACGCCGCCTGGCGAGCTGAACGAAGTCGTCAGAAATATGCTCGGTAAGTCGAGCACTGGCGCGGCCAACTGCAACTGACTCTCGGGCTCGACGCTGCCTAACCCGAACCACCCAACGAAAAGCCCGCCAAGTGCGGGCTTCGTCGTTTCTGGAGATCATGAAATGACCGACCAAGCAATCGAGCAAGAAATCCAGGCCAAGGGCCTGAACGCCCCGCGCATCACTCCGGCGAACATCGAGGCGAACATAGCTGGCGAGTACTATTTCACCGCAGATGATGGCGTGAGCCATCGTCCTGACTGCAATCCTGACGCCGTGGTCGCGGGCGTACATGGATCGCTCGGCCTGCTGACGTTCTGCGTCCTAGTGCCGCGCAACGGTTTCACCGTCACCGGCGAGTCGGCCTGCGCGAGCCCGGAAAACTTCGACGCCGAGATTGGCCGCAAGATCGCGCGCCAGAACGCCGTTACCAAAATCTGGCCACTGATGGGCTACGAACTGCGTAGCAGACTGGCTGACTGATCCATGCTGATCCGTGGAATGCTCGGCCTCGGCGACTCGATCTATTCCAGGGCATTCCTGAGGAAGTACCCCGGCGCATTCCTCGAAACACCCTGGCCAGAGCTTTACCTCGACCTCGACGTGAAGTGCGTTCGCCCGGCGACGCAGTTGAGAACCCAGGCCAAGAACATCCAGCGCGAGCACGACTGGCACCGCCCTGTCGGCAGCGGACAAATGCGCATCGCCTACGGTCAGATGCCGATCATCCATGGATTGCGCCAAGCGTTCCGGTGCGAGCCCGGTGCGTTTGATCTGCCAGACTTAGGCCCATCACCGGTCGAAGGGCGCTATGTCCTGGTTCGCCCGGCGACGGTTCGCGCTGAGTGGCGTGCAGACACGCGCAACCCACTGCCTGAGTACATCGCCAGCGCTGCCGAAGAGATGCGCCGCAGGGGCTGGAAAGTGGTTTCCGTGGCGGACCTGGAGCCGGGAAAGGAGTGGGCGCTCGATCCACTTCCGCCGGCTGACATCCAGTTCCACAAGGGCGAACTTCCGGTTGAACAACTGCTGGCGCTGCTCCAGCACGCAGATGCCGTGATTGGCGGCATCGGCTGGATTGTTCCGGCCAGCATCGCCGCCAAGGTTCCGGCCTGGATCATCTGCGGCGGTCAGGGCGGCTACAACTCGCCTGAACACATCACCGACAAATGCATGGACCTGTCCCGCATCACCTTCGCGGTTCCCGACAGGTTCTGCCGCTGCACGTTGAAACAGCACAACTGTGACAAAAGGATCGCCGATCATGACGCACGCTTTGCCGCCTGGGCTGACCGACTGCCTGCTCTGGTCTGAAGAGCTTGGAATGGGTTTCCACCCTCGTCCTCCGATGGACTATAGCGGGCCGTATTTCGAGAAGTACCAGCTGCTTGACGCTACCCCGATGGGCGCTGCGCTTACCCAGGCCCGTATTGATCTGGTGCGCAAGCACTTCGCCGGCGGCGTGGTGGACATCGGCATCGGTGGCGGCCGGTTTGTACTGGAGTGCGAGGGATCGGCCGGTTTCGACGTTAATCCCGAGGCCGTCGCCTGGCTGGATTCGCGCGGCCTACTCTACGACATCAACGCGCTTCCCTTGCGAGCGATCACCTGCTGGGACAGCCTGGAGCACATCCCAGACCCCGAGGCGCTGGTGGCCAAGGTCAGCGAGTGGGTATTCGTCTCCATGCCCGTCTACAAGGACCAGGTCGATTGCCTGAGGTCGAAGCACTTCAAACCTGGTGAGCACCTGCACTATTGGAGCGTTCGGGGTCTAGTCGGGTGGTTTGCAAAGATGAACTTCGGCTGCGTCGAGATCAACGAGCGAGAATCAGAACTCGGTCGTGAGGGTATCACCAGCTTTGCGTTCCGGAGATTCCATGGCTGATACCGTCGAATTCAGCATGACCGGGATGGATGAGGTCATCGAGAAGCTGAACCAGATGTCGCCGATGGTGAAGAAGAAAGGCGGTCGTCGTGCACTGGCAAGAGCAGCCTCAATAGTTCGTGCTCAGGCGCGTCAGAATGCGAGAGGGATTGACGATAGAACCACTCGCGAGATGATCGCTAAGAACATTGCGATGCAGTGGATGACCAGGATGAATCGCCAGACGGGCGACCTTGGCTATCGAATAGGAGTCCGCGGCGGCGCTCGGGATATGAGCGAATACGGAGAACTCAGCGGGGAGGGTAGGAACAACCCCGGGGGTGATACTTGGTACTGGCGGCTGGTTGAGTTTGGCACAGAAAGAACTCGGGCGAAGCCGTTCATGCGACCAGCACTTGAGACCACCGTTCAGGAAGCGACGAATGCGTTTGCCATCGAGCTAGAAAAGCAAATAGACAAAATTCTGGAGGGGTGATGTACCCGCCAATCTACAAGGTCTGCTCGAGCAACCCTGCTGTTACCGCGATCCTTGGCGCGTCCCCGCTGAGGATCTATCAGTTTGGCCTGGCCCCCCAGCTCGTCGTCAAACCGTATGCAACATGGCAGACCATATCGGGATCGCCCGAGAACTACCTATGGGGCCGTCCTGACGCCGATGGGTTCACCATCCAAGTGGACATTTTTTCGGCCACTGCTGCGGAGGCTCGAGATGCCGCCAAGGCCATCAGGGATGCGATTGAGCTTTCAGCCTATGTGGTCCGCTGGGGAGGGGAATCTGTTGACCCTGATACCAAGACCTACCGAGTCAGCTTTGACGTCGACTGGATAGTCCAGCGATAGACCAACCAATACCGACCAACCCGCCGCGTGCGGGTTTTTTTGTGCTTCAAGAAACCCGCCACAGGAGAAACACAATGGCAATTTTGGCTCAAGGAACTCAGATCTATGCCCTGGTTCCGTCCAGAGATTCTAGCGGCAGCCCGACTGGCGATCACGAAGTCATCGAGGTCGAGTGCGCTACCGCATTCAACCCCGGCGGCAACCCTGCCGACCAGATCGAAACCACATGCCTTAGCGAAACTGTTCGGCGCTACCTGCGCGGGCTGCGCACGCCGGGGCAGGCTTCGCTGACTCTCAACGCCGACCCGCGCAACAGTTCCCATATCCGCCTCTACCAACTGTCCGAGTCTGACGACCAAATCGACCAGGATATCGCTTTCGCAGTTGGCTGGTCTGACGGGATCGGCATTGCACCCACCGAGGCGCAGGACAGCAACGGCGACTGGGACTTTGTTCTGCCGCCGACGCGCACTTGGTTCGTCTTCCGCGGCTATGTGAGCGATTTCCCGTTCGATTTCGCAGCCAACGCTGTTGTCACTTCGACCGCAACCATTCAGCGCTCCGGCGGTTCCGCCTGGATTCGCAAATCCGCGTAAGGAGTGGTCATGCATCTGTCGATTGATTCGCTTAAAGAAGCTGGTGCCTTCACTGGGGCTCCTATCGAAAAAGAGATCGCCTGGAAGCAGGGTGATAAGGAACTGACTGCAACCGTGTACGTCCGGCCCCTGTCGTACAGCACCGCTGTTTCTGACCTTCTGGCCATGAATGGCATGGTTGATTGCCTAGCGGGTCGGATTGCTGCGTCAATCGTGGATGAAAAGGGTAAGCCGGTATTCACGCCGGCAGATATCACCGGAGAGGCCGACCCCGATCGCGGCGCGCTGGATGGGAACCTGACCATCGCCCTGCTCACCGTTATCGCCGAGGTGAACAACCTGGGAAAGACGACCAGCTCAGCGAACTAGATGAGGTGTGGCATGAGCTGGTGATGTGCGGGATTGGCGGCAGAACCATCGCAGAAGCCAAGTCGCGTCTCACCTACCGGGAGTTCCTGAGCTGGTGCAAGTTCCGGAGCAAGCGCGGGAGTCTCCATATCGGCATGAGGGTAGAGCGTGGATCGGCATTGCTCGCCGCGCTCTACGCCAATACGCACAGCAAGGAGTCGTACAAGCTGTACGACTTCATGCCGCATGAAGAAGAGCCCGTAATCAGTCTAGATCAGGCCCTCGAGACCTGGGCCTAGTCCTTCGTTTTGCCCGGATCATTCCGGGCTTTTTCATTGGAGCCCGGTAATGGCATCACGCAGCCTAGGGACGCTTACGCTTGATCTCATCGCCAAGGTTGGCGGCTTCGTGGCCGGCATGGATGCCGCCGAGCGCCGCTCGGAAAAGTGGCGCAAAGAGGTCGAGAAAAATGCGGCAAAGGTGGGGGCTGCGATTGGCGCTGCCACTGCGGCAGGCATCACCGCGCTTGCCGCTCTCACTGTCTCTACCGTCCGCAATGCCAATGAAATCGCAAACCTTGCTAGCGTTGCCAATGCGAGCACGACTGAGTTTCAGAAGTATGCGGCCGGCGCAAAGCTGGTTGGCATTGAGCAAGAGAAGCTTGCTGACATCTTCAAGGATGTGAACGATAAGGTAGGCGACTTCCTCAATACCGGCGGTGGCGCGCTTGCTGACTTTTTCGAGAACGTAGCGCCGAAAATTGGCGTGACCGCAGACCAGTTTCGGAATCTGAGCGGCCCCCAGGCACTTGGCCTGTACGTCTCAAGCCTGGAAAAGGCCAAGGTCAGCCAGTCGGACATGACCTTCTATCTGGAGGCTATAGCGAGCGATGCGACTGCGCTGCTCCCGTTGCTTCGCAATAACGCTGAAGGATTCAAGACCTTTGGTGACGCTGCCCAGGCCGCCGGCGCGATTCTCGACGAGAAGACGATTAAGTCGGCTAGCGAGCTTCAGGCGGCCACTTGGCTTGTAGAGCAGAGCACCACGGGCCTCAAGAACCAACTTACGTCTGCGCTGATTCCCGTGCTGAGCGACTTCGCCACGAAGCTACTCGATGTTTCAAAGGATGGGACATCGATGGTCGCCGTTGGGGAGTTTCTTGTCACTACGCTGAAGCTCGTTGCCGGAGCGGCGGTAGCCACCGTTGGAGCCTTCCAGCTTGTAGGCAAGTCGATTGCCGGCGCTGCGGCAGTGGCCTCTTCTGCATTCGAGGGGATTACATGGCTTGAGATCGCCTCCGGGCCGGCTGGGTGGGCGAAGAGATTCGTTCAGAATCTTGACGGAGTGAAAGCAAGCACTTCGGTTTTTGCCGAAGACATGGTCGGCTCCGGTAAGAAGATCGTCGAAGTTCTTGAGTTCATTGGTAACGCCGGTACTGGTGACGTTAATGGCCGGGTGAAAGAGCTAGCCAAGCTCCTCGATGATCTTAGGAAAAAGAACAAGACCGGGACGTTCGAGGCGCCGGGGAAAGAGGTCGAAGCTGCCGCAAAGCGTCGACAACAGGCAGTCACCAGTCTTATTTCGTCACTGCAACTGGAGGCTGCAACTGTCGGCATGACTGCCGACGAGCAGAAGCTCTACCGCCTTGAGCTGGATGGGGCAACTGCCTCGCAGTTGGCGCAAGCAAAGGCGGCGATTGAGACGGTCGAGTCCTTCAAGAAACAGCAAAAGGCACAGGAAGACTACAAGAAGCTTGTCCAGGACCTCAGGACTGACGAAGAGCGGCTGCTTGATACAACGAAAGAGCGTCTTGCGGTTCTTGACGCAATGCAGGGGCTGAGCGACGAGGAAAGAAATCGTGTCGCTTCGCGAATCGTTTCTGACTCATTCTCCGCTCCGCCCTCTTTCGGCGGCGCAGATGCTGTAGTCGCCGGGCCTCAGGGTGAACTCGACAAGATCGACAAAGCAGAGGAAGAGCTTGAGAAATGGTATCAATCCCAACTCGATCTTCTGAATGCAAATCGAGAGGCTAAAGCTGAATTGACTGCTCAATGGGATGAGCAGGAATTGAAGCTAAAGCAAGAACACGAAGAGGCCCTAGCCGCTATTGAGCGGTCCCGTCAGCAGGTGACGTTGAGCGCCAATGAGCAGTTCTTTGGAAATCTGAGCGGCTTGGCCAAGAGCTTCTTCGGAGAGCAATCCGGCCTCTACAAGGCAGCATTCTTTGCCGAGAAGTCATATGCGATAGCGAAGACCCTGCTGAACGCTCCAAAGACAGCGTCTGATGCCTATGCGGCCATGGCGGGAATTCCCGTCATTGGCCCAGCGCTTGGTATTGCAGCAGCGGCTGCTGCGGTTACAGCTCAGTTGGCACAGGTAGCAGCAGTGAAGAACGTCAATCTCTCTGGTCAGGCCCATGACGGCATTATGTCCGTCCCTGAGGATGGGACCTGGAACCTCAAGAAGGGCGAGAGGGTGACGACGGCAGAGACGAGCGCAAAGCTCGACAGGACGCTCGATGACGTTCGCGCAAATCAGAGCAGCGGCGGAGCGCCGACCATCAACCTGATCGAGGATCGTAGTCGTGCAGGGCAAGTTAATACTCGCCGCCAGGACGACCAATACATCATCGACGTTGTTGTGGCCGACCTATTCGGCGATGGCCGTACATCTAAGGCTATCGGTAGTTCGTTCGGCATGCGCAGGAGCGGGACATGAAGCAGTACCCGAACATTCGTCCGCCACTGCGCGAGGGCTATGGTTTCAACCCAGTAAGCCCGCTGGCTCGTACTGAGCTTCAAAGCGGGCGTGCCAGGCAGCGGCGTAGATTCACCAGCGTTCCAACTATGGCGTCTGTCCGTTGGCGGCTAACTGATACCGAGGCGATGCTCTTCGAGGCATGGTTTCGTGATCAGTTGGTTGATGGCTCGCAGTGGTTTGAATGCCCTCTCAAGACGCCGGAAACACCGAATGGTCTGCGGACATACGTAGCCCGATTCACGGATATCTACGACGGCCCCGATCTGGTGAGTGGGAGCCTTTCGCTTTGGGACTTCACGGCGACCCTAGAGCTGCGTGAGCGCCCGATCCTTGATCCAGGTTGGACCATCCTTCCGGAATTCATCCTGCATCCAGACATCTTCGATATCGCGATGAACCGTGAATGGCCTGAAGCATGACGATCCTTGAACGCTTCTACGCTTCTGGCGGGAAAGAATGCGCGATTGCAACGGTCGAGCTGACTTGCCCTATCTGGACTGATCCTATCTTGGTGTGCCAGGGCTTCGATGATCAGACCTGCGTTACTGAGGATGGGCGCACGCTGACCTTTTTGGCTTCTGGCATCGATGTATCAATCCCTAAGCGAGATAACAGCGGGAACCAGTCTGTCGGGTTCGCAATCGACAACGTGATGGGTATCGCCCAGCAGCGTATCAACGAGGCTATTGATGCTGGAGAGACCATTACGTTGGTGCTGCGGATCTATCTCGACACCGACCTATCTGCACCGGCTGAGCGCCCCTATCGCATGCGTGTAAAGGGCGCAGATTTCGAAGGTGTGACTGTCCAGGTCGAGGCCGGATATTACGACCTAATCAACACTGCGGCTTGCCGGCTGATCTATGACGTACTGAATTTCCCTGGACTGAAATACTGGCCCTAAGACCATGCCGAACAGATACCTCTCCGCCATCTACGAGGAAGGCGGAAGGGCTCTGCCACGCGTGGATTGCTGGGGCCTGACGATCATCGCTAGGTCTGAGCTTTTCGGTCTTCCCATGCTCAGTGACTTCGGTGCGGTTACGCGTAAGTCGATTCTCGACTTCCAGCGTTCTTACCGCGCCGAGGTAGAGCGGGCGCTAGAGGAATGTCAGCCATTCCCTGGAGCAATTGCAGCGGCATTTCGTGGGCAGGCATGCGTGCATGTTGGCCTGGTTGTAAATGTCGATGGACGTCAGCGAGTTCTGGAGACGAATCCAGGCTGCGGCGTATCGCTAACGCCATTGCGCACTTTCACCGATCAATACACCAAGGTGATCTTCTACCGTGATCGAAATTTATCCGAGCAGGCTTGACGGCGAGCCGCTGGAGCGGCATCCGCTCGTCCGTCCGATGTCCATTCGCGCGTGGCTGGTCGAGAACGTAAAGAACTACTCGGATCAAGAACGGCCGCCTATCAGTATTGGGATTATTCCTGCTGAGGTTGAGCGCTGCGAAGACTTAAGTGATGCGCAGAAGCGAGCGCATGAGGAACTGATCCACCCATCCGAATGGGACGCTCGAATCATCGAGCGAGGCGATGTTGTTCGCATCTACCCGGAGCCGCGTGGAACCGATCCGTTCACGATCACGGCAGCGCTGTTCAAAGGCGTACAGGCTGCGTTTCGGATGCTCATGCCGCAGCTTCCGGGCATGCCTGCCAATCCTGGGCAAGGTGAGTCTCTAGCAGACTCAAGCCCGCGCGGGAACAAGGTGAAACTGGGCGACGCTATCAGGGACGTTGCTGGACGTAGATTGATCTATCCGGACTATATCCTGCCTCCTCGTCGCTACTTTGCCGGCCCTCGTGAGCAGTGGACGGAAATGATGCTTTGCATTGGCAAAGGCCGATTCCAAATAGACGAAGGCGGGGTGAAGATCGGCGATACTACATTCCTAGCACTCGGAGCAGAAGCTTCATTCCAAATATTTGAGCCTGGACAGAATGTAAGTGGACACCCCGCATCTGTTTGGTGGCATAGCGCTCCTGAGGTTGGGGCAAGCTCAACTGGAAATTCTGGTCTTGAGCTTACAGAGGCTACATCTTTAACTCCTAATCCTAGTTCTACAACATTTACTTTCTCTGGATACAATATAATTATTCCATCTGGAGCAGGTTCTTTCCCATCTGACTGGGTTCCAGGAACTATTCTACGTGTAGAAGCTATGTATCCATATACAGTTACGGATGGAGGTGGAAGTGCTAGAGATACTATTTCTGGTGATATAACGCAGCTAGCATTTACAGTTGGAACACAGATACAAGTGGTAGGGTCTAACTCAGGGCTTTATGTTGTAAACAGCCTTACATCTACTACTTTGACTTTGAATTATGATAATGGATCTCCAGTAAATGCGCTTCAGGTTGGATCAGGGAATGCAGCAATTGGACTTAGAGGTCTAAGATATAGAATAACTTCATACAGTTCTAATCAGATTACCGTCGAGCGTCTTACATCTGCCGGAGCTACTGACCCAACTTGGCCAGGATTCTCTACTCTGAATTCAAGTATATCTAGAGTCACAGTAGACACTTCAAATCTTCAAGGTGGGTATAGAGGGCCTTTCCCCGTGTGCCCGCCTGGGGAGGTTACCAGAGTTGTCGAGTGGGATATGTTCTGTCCGAACGGTCTGGTTTGGATCGGTTCAGAAGGAAATATGACTCCCCTTGGGGTGTACTACACTATCGAATATCGTGATATGGCTATTGGGGGCGCCTGGACTTCCATTGAATATTCGCATAGCGCACAGACTCTAGACCAAATAGGATTTACTACTCAGCTTACTCTTCCATATGCAATGCGAGCAGAGATAAGGGTTAGGCAAAGATATCCCTATGGTAAAAATGAGCTAGAGTTCCGAGACACTTTGCAATGGTATGGCCTCAGATCAAGGCTAAATGCTCCTTCGTCCTACGCTAATGTAACCACTATCGGGATTAGATATAGGTCTTCAGATAGGATTTCTGCTCAGACCGAAAGCCGTGTTTCTGTGGAGGCAACCCGCATTCTTCCAGTTAGGTCAGGGGGTGTTTGGCTTCCTGAACAGGCTACAAGGGATATCGCGCCTTATGTGATATACCAGGCCAAGGAACGTGGCTACACAGACTCCGACATAGACCTGGCAGAGTTCGACCGGCTTGACGCGATTTGGAAATCGCGCGGCGACAAGTTCGACATGATCTATGACAGCACCAGCATAACTGTAAAGCAGATTCTTCAAGAGGCTTTGGCTGCTGGTTTCTCTGAGCTGACGATCAAAAGAGGTGTTATAAGCGCCGCCAGGGACGAGCCGAGGACTTTGTACGGACACATGTACACGCCGCAGAACATGACACAGGCGCTAAAGATAGGCAAAAGCGCGCCATCAGAAGATGATTATGATGGTGTGGATGTGGAGTTCACAAACTCTAATGGCTGGATCGAAGACACGATCCAATGCAGGCTTCCAGAAGATGTGGGCCGTAAGGTTGAGAAAATCAAAGCCGCTGGAATCACTGACAGGAATAGAGCCTATCGATACGGTATGCGGCGTCGTATGGTTCAGAAGTACCGAAGGACGAACTACACATTCTCGACTGAGCTTGATGCTCTGAATAGCGAGTATTGGGATTATGTTGCTCTTGCTGATGATGTGCCAGGATTCGGGCAAAGCTCTCTATTGCTCAGCGCTATAAATACCGGTTCAAACTGGCTATTAAAGTCAAGCGAGCCATTTGATTGGTCGGCTCCTGGTCCTTATGTGGTCGCTATTCGCCGTCCTGATGGAACGCTTTCCGGTCCTTATAGTGCTAGTCGTTTTGACGAATACCACCTAGTGGTTCCGGCGCTAGATTTCACTCCTGATACATCGTGGGACATTGAGCCGCCGCATCTGCTTTTTGGCACGTCCACTCGTTTTGCTTACCCCGCGCTGATTAGCTCAATCGACCCGGATGGATTTTCAGGAGCCTCTGTTCAGGCCGTGAACTACGACTCCAGGGTCTACACATACGACAACGCCAGCGCCCCCAGCTGACCGCACACAAAAACCCAGAGCCCGCCATAGAGCGGGCTTTTCATGCTCGGAGAATTTGCATGACTACGTATGCCACCGGCAATCCGCTTGGCTCCAAAGACCCGCGTGATCTGTCCGACAACGCAGAGAACTTTGATAACGCCCTGAATAATGTTGAGTCAGACCATTGGTCTGACCGGTTTTCCAGGTCTCGTCGCACATTCCAGGGCATGGAAAATTCGTTTCAATCCGATCAGGATAGTCGAGAGCAGCGCTTCCAAGACTTCTTGGAACGTTCTGCTTGGATTTCTTTAGGTGAATATGGACCTGGCATCACATTCACTGATCGTAATCAGTATGTGATGAAAGATGGAGTTGCCTACAGGCCAAATCCAAGCACGGTTACTCTTCCGTACACTACTACCGGCAATTGGTCTTCAGAGTCGTCTTTATTCATTCCTCTCGGTGACGACGTTCTTTCGCAGAATCTTGCAAACGACTCTGATCCAGCGAAGGGAGGCGAGCTAGTAGGCTGGAACCGTAATGAACTATCCGAAGAAATTTCAACCGTTAGTTCTGCCCTGAATGGAAATAGCATCAATGTATGGGAGTACGCGTCGCTAGTTTCTAACAGACCGAATCCCGACGATCCGACAACGTGGGACTGGGCTCCTGCCGTCCAAGCGGCAGTTAACTACTGCAATTCTGAATTCCCTGCCAAGGAACTTGTTGTTCCAACGATGATTCGCTTGGCTAGCCCTGTATCAATTGACAGGCCTGTCGATGGGATATCTACCAGGGATACATTCTCTATCAGGGGAATAAATGGTGGTGGTTTCTACGTAGACTCAGCAATAGCTATGTTTACTACAACAATTGCTCAAAATATTGATCCTACTGGCATGAGAATGCCATCTTCTCAAAATATAAAATTTGAAAATCTGAAATTTACAAGCTCTGACTCATCCCTCAATGCTTATATATTAGACGACAACAAATTTCTTCGTGTTTACATTGTGGCGTGCTCAATTAGCTATTTGAAGCTTCTTAAAACAGAAAGTTACATTCAGTCAATCTATATATGCCCAAATAATAATATTAGATATTGGTCTGGTACATTTATAGAATCTAATGGCGGAGCTTTTGATATTAGGGCAACTGGATCTCAGATAGAGCATGGTGAAAATTTCTGGAGCACAATTGATAACACCGGTAACAAATCTGTTAGTGGTTGTTATATAGAAAACTGCTTAATCGAAGGTCTTTCCGGTTTTGCTATTCTGTACTCTCATGTTCGAGGAATAGCCGTTACATCTTGCTATTTTGAAGGGAATGGTGGTCCTGACATTATTGGCGATAGCTTCCCAAGCACGGCAAACCTTGGCGTGTACCATGCTGGCAATATGCACGCTACTAGCGCAGCGAACGATGCAAACCCTGCATTCTATGCGGTTAGGTGGGGATATACTTTCGGCGGAACAAGTCTTGGTAATTTCTGCTCTGGTAGGCTGAACTATGTTCGCTCTGATACTCAGATCACTATGAACGATGCCGCCATTCTTGGGATGTCTAATACCCAAGATAGGCTAATCCTGAATGATATTGAGTTGGGTAATGTAAGGCCTAGTGATGACCCATCTGCATATGGGAATAGGGCATGGCGAGCTGGATCTGTTGTTATTAACAAGGACCATTCTTCTAAAGGATATGCTGGATGGGTTTGTGTTATCCCTGGAACACCTGGAGTTTGGTATCCATTTGGAAATACCTGCGATGGTGAAAGCTGGAACTTTACAAATGTCGATGGATCGGCAACTATGGCAAAAATAGGAATAAATGAGCCATCATCAGGGCAAACTGTGCTGTCTCTTCGATATAGCAACGGCACTACAGTACAATTAGGTAGAGTCCTAGTGGGAGCAGCCGACTCTGCTGGCCCTGGATACAGAATGCTCAGGATCGCAAACTGAAAAAGGCCCCTGCTAGGGGCCTTTACTTTCAATCAACTATATCTATCCCGTTTTTCTCTGCCCACTGCACGAATTTCTTCGCATACAGTTCGCTGGCGAATACTGAAAAGTGCATGTATTCATCACGATACATTGGCATTCCATCGACTACGAGAGAGCATTTACCTCCATCACAGAAAATTGTATTTGGGTCAAAGAATTTGACAGATGGGTGCGTTGCTTTTATTTGGGATTTCAATGGTTCCATTGCTTTGTCAATTTCTGATTTTTCGGAGATCGCAAATGTACAATCTACGCTGTTTTTTAGAGGCCTTGAGAAGCAAGACTTAATATCTATTTTTTCTCTTATGTGCGGAGTTGAGATTATTACTTTGACTCCCTGCCCCTCAAGGTATCCTATAGTTTCGTCAAGCCTGGCTATGTAATCGCCTGATACGTCTTTTGGTATTCCAGAGATAATTATATATCTTACTGTTTTCGTTGACTCTATAATATATTTTACATTGTCTAACTGTTCTTTAGGTCTATTCCCAGAGCATGGAGTTGCAGGTTCGTCAGGCTGCTTTGAATATGCAAGATAAGTATCGCATGCGCCAATAGATAAAAATGTTTGTTTAGAAAGATCTTTCTCTGTAGAAAGGCCCGGGTATAGATGGTTTGCATAACTGTTACCTAAAAGAATAACTGTTGGATTCTGATCTTTGTTCGTCATGCAGAACCACCACGGATAGCTTTTCGCAGACTCATATCCGTATCTTTTCAAGCAGACGTCGTTAGTTGCGTAGTTCCAAATTGGACCTGTGAACTGAGCGTTTACTTCAGCAGCTTTGACTACATTAGATCTTGTTGGAATCCCATCTAGTATATATGTTAAGTATCCAGAAGTTCCAACTAGTAACATTGTCATAGATATGACAAATGTTTTTAAATTCCATGTCGATTTCTTCAGCGGAGTCTCAATGAATCTATAGGTTGCCCACGCCAAAATAATAGATAATGCAACTGCTGATATCCGTATCAATCTGGATGGAACGTCTCCTTCTATTATTCTGGCAAAAGATAATATCGGCCAGTGCCAAAGGTATAAAGGGAAGCTGATAAGTCCTATAAACACGAACGGTCTGCTGGATAGTATATTTCTGTTCACCCACGAAGTATTTCCGGCAGAGATCAGCAGCATTGCGCCAGAGCATGGGATGATTGCTTTCCAACCCGGAAATTCTGAATTGTTTACCGCATAGAAACCGAAAGCCAGGATCGAAATACCTATAATAGATTGAAATGTCGATAGTACCGATCCATTGCTTTCCGTTCCAGGCCGCATGAACACAAGCGTCGCTATCTTGTCAATTCTTAGTCTGATTACGCTGAGATATTCTGATAAATTATATGAAAGGTATGCGAGAATCGATCCAAGGAAAAGCTCCCATGCTCTAGCGTGAGGCATGAAAAAAGTATATGTTGGGTATTCTGAGATATTAAGAATGTTAATTGAGAATGACAAAGCCATAAATGCTGTCGTCATTGTTAGTAAGTTCAGCCTGATTTTCCATGCAGCCCAAAGAACAAAAGGCCATATTATATAGAACTGCTCTTCTATCCCTAGCGACCAAAGGTGTAATAATGGTTTTACTTCTGCGGATGTATCGAAATAACCGCTTTCATCCCAAAGAATGAAGTTAGATATGAATGCAGATCCGGATGCTATATGCTTTCCTAGCTGCTTGTACTCGTCTGCGAATAAAGTGAACCATCCAAAAACGTAGCAGCTAACAAGAACCAATATTAGAGCAGGAAAAATTCTTTTTATTCTTCGTGCGTAAAACTCAGTAAATCTAAATGTGTTTGTTGACAGACTTCCGTAGAGAATAGTTGAGATCAAATATCCTGATATTATGAAAAATACGTCAACTCCTATGAATCCTCCAGGCATCCATCTAGGAAATGCGTGATATAGGACTACAGAAATAACAGCTATAGTCCTCATTCCATCTATATCAGGCCTATATTTTGGGTGTATTAAATATTTTTGTTCTGCTTGTGAATTTGGGCTTGAACTCATTACCTTGACAATCCGGTTCATATGTGCATGGAAGATTTTCAGTCAGTTGTAGGCGATGATACCAATCCTGCTGAGTCTCGGCTCGATCCTTTGCATGCCAACAGATAGCTATACATTCTGAAGACGTGACTGTGTACCAGTTTTTGTACCAATCGATGCGAATTCTGGCGAATCAGAACGGTTGTAGGCCTTGATCTTACTGCTCTCAGCCACTCCCAGCATCGCCAAAAAAATCGCCTGGGCAATGCTGGTGAACTGAGTGCCGTCAATCTCGACTCGTTCCAACGTTCGCAGACCTTGATACCGCGACCGCCCCAGTTAGGGAAGTCCTTGTACTTCTCGTCGTAGCACCTGCGTTTCATGCCTAGCCAGGTTCTGTACTCCGGGGTTTTCACCCCTCGACGGCTGTGCCCGTGCGCGGTGACTTTGGCTGCACGCTTCCTGACGAATTCCCTATTTGAGCCAAGTGCTGAAGCCCATTCGCTGGCGAGGCATCCGCACGAACGTGTCGAGCCGCCTCGCAGGTTCGACGACTTCACTTTGACCTCGGCTCCGCACTCACACCGGCAGAGCCAGACAGATCCTCCATTTTCCCCGGGAGAGTCGTAGGCGACCACCAAAAGACGCCCATAGCGAAGCCCGGAGATATCGATCCGTTTCATTTCATTCACCTATTGAGAGAGGGACCGCCGATGGCAGTCGTTTCCGAGAAAACCGCTGGAGGGAGGAACGTTCTTGCGTTCCTGGACATGCTTGCGTGGTCTGAAGGGACCAGCACGATCAGAGGTAGCGACAACGGCTACAACGTTGTTGTCGGTGGAGGACTGTTCAATGGGTACGCTGATCACCCGCGCCTGAAGGTCTATCTTCCTCGGTACAAGGTTTATTCAACTGCGGCAGGCAGGTATCAGCTTCTTTCGAGGTACTGGGATGCCTACCGCGAAAGCCTGGCGCTGAAAGGCGGCTTCACCCCGGCTAACCAGGATCTGGTGGCGTTGCAGCAGATTAAGGAGCGCCGCGCGCTGGCAGATATACAGGCCGGTCGCTTGGCGGATGCCGTGCAGAAGTGCTCCAACATTTGGGCCAGCCTGCCGGGGGCTGGTTACGGCCAGCGTGAGCATTCTCTCGATGACCTGGCAGCGCACTATCTTGCAGCGGGCGGGGTGCTGTCGTGATCTCCGCCCGTGCTTTATCGGTCGCGCTGGCCTGCCTGCTTCTGCTCGGCCTCGGCGCCGCCGGCGGATTCTGGATCGGCGCGCGGCACTACCGGCCGCAGTTGGATGCCGCGAGCGCGGATCTGGCTGCCTGCCGTGCCTCCCGGGGAGAGTTGGAGTCCGCAGTGGCAGAGCAGGTCCGGCAGGTTGCCGCGCTGCGCATGGCCGACGAGCAGCGCGCCCGGGATGCCGCGCAGGCTGTGGAGCGGGGGCGGCAGCAGGCCGCGGAGCAGTATGCCGGAGCCCAACGCCTGCTGAGTCAGCGAACCGCCGGTGAGCAGTGTGCGGCCGCCGAAGTGGTCATCGATCAGGAGTTGGGGCTATGAGGGTGGTGCTGATGCTGGTGATGGTTGCGCTGGCGGGATGCGCCGGCCAGGTCGAGCCTGAGCCGCGCACGGTGCGCGTAGAAGTGCCTGTTGCGGTGCCGTGCCGAGTGCCGGCGGTAGAAGTGCCGGCCTGGGCAGCGGCTGGGCTGAAGAAGAGCGACGACCTACAGACCAAGGTCCGTGCGCTGCTGGCCGAGCGGCGGCAGCGGATTGGTTACGAGGCGCAACTCCTGGCTGCGAACCAGGCCTGTCAGAATTAGGAGTAGACTACGGCCTTTTCCTACGGAGCAGGGCGATGCTGGTCATTCGATTCAAGGGCTGGTCGGTGAAACTCGACCACCAGGTGGGCAGCGCTGGGAAACATGGCATCTGGTCGTTCCACGGCTCGGAGAGCAGCTACGTCCCAGACATGCAGACGATTCTCCGGCATGCAGCTATTCGGCCTGCGGAGCCGAAAGAAGGCGGGGAGGTCGAGGTATTCATCTGTGATGCACGGATGGCGCAGGACGAATGGCGGGCGGTAGGGACCGGCGTTGCGGCCTATGAGTCGGACCGCTGAATATTGACCGTGACGGAAACGTGAAGCACGGAAATGGAAAACGTGAAAAGGAATTTCACGATTGGCACAGTTTAAGTGATTGCGGTCGGCGTAAACTGTTGTAATATAAGCGCTTCCGAGGTGCGAGACAGGATTTAGGTTCCAGCGCCGCAAGGCGTGAGAGTTCGAGTCTCTCCGTCCGCACCATCTTCAGGCTCGGCTTGTCCGGCTGCTGCGGTTGAAGCCGGATCGTTCGGCACGATTCACGATATGGTGGGCGTAGCTCAGTTGGTAGAGCACAGGATTGTGGCTCCTGGTGTCGTGGGTTCGATTCCCATCGTCCACCCCATATTTCGAAGCGCCAGGCCTTGTGCCTGGCGTTTTCGTTTGCGCTTCACGATCTCTTCTCCGCTTGCCTTTCCGGTACCCAATCCGCCCTCATGGGCGCGACGGCAGGTTGAACTTGTTCCGGGTCCGGCGCTCTTAAGCGAGCCTGTCGTTCCTGGCGGGTCCGTATATGCAGTCTGGGTGAAGCGACATGTCGATGAAATGGACCGAGCAGCGCTTGCGCAAGGCTCTCAAGCAGATGGCGAACAATCATGAATCGGCTGCGGTCGAGGTCATGCGCGCCGTCGAGCGGGCGAACGATCCGAAGCTGGCGCAGCGCCTGCTCGAGGTGATCGAGCAGATGCACCAGGATGCCGATGCGCTGCGCTCCATCGACGACGAAATCGCCAGCGGCGTGATCCGTTGCCAATGAGGCCGTAGACGCTCCGCAGTTCAGGACTTCCCGGCTGAAACCGGCGCATCCGGCCGGTTCGCCAGTTTCGGGCGCAAGGTCGCGCCCTGGGCTGTGTTCCGGCGAACGGTATAAGGTTGGCGGCCGCGGAAGGCGAAGGCGGTGAACAT